AAGATAAAAAGCCTGAACCTGAGAAATCTCAGAAGAAGGAGGAAAATAAAAAGGAAGGAAAAGTTGAAACTATTATTCCAGAAACTGTAGATATCAACAAGGAAAAGATTGAAAAACGACCACCTATTGATATTACACGTGGAGTAGCTATGATTGCAAACAAAGAACGTATTGATGAAAATCATCAAGTAGAATTGTTATCACTAATCCGTAAAACTTATATTGACACTGACGAAGACTTGCCTCGCGAACAAGTTGCCGCAATGAAGGAAGTATATAGTGGAGGATTATGTCAGTTGTGTTTGTTATATGCAATGCAACTAGAACAAGAAGGTAAGTCTATTCTTAAGGGTATTACTATAACTAAAGATGTATATCCACAGATTAAGAATCAATTCTTAAATATGTATGGAGTAGATGTTAAAGCTTTACCAACTAAAGACGGAAAACAATTAAATCTTGAATTCGAATCAGTACCTGAAGATGTAAAAAAGGCTGCTAAAGCAGATGCTAAAGCAACCAAGTTTGAAATACCTGAAGCAGATCCTAAGCTGACTGAAGAAGAAAAGCTTAACGCTCTTAGAGGAATTCTAAGTCGTAGTAATGTTGCAGAAGGTACTAAAATTAATGCTACACAACGGATGGCTTTGAATGTTAAAGATGCTATTGAATGGGCAAATAAAGCATTTGAAGTTAAATCTAATAATCCTACTACTACTTTAGCTCTAATGTATAGTAAGTTTAATCAAACAAAAACACTTTGTTTGAAAGGTTTAATGAGTAAAGCATCTGGTGCTCTAATTGGAAATAACTCTCCATATATTGCACACAGTTTATTGTATAAAGACTTTGAAGGTCTTGGATATAATGAACAACAGATTGCCGATTTTGTTAAAGTAATGCTTGCTAATAGTGCTGAAGAATTTGCTACAGAAAAGACTGGAGCGGACACTTCTGTTACAATCTTTAACGATATGCTAAGCAAATCATCTACTAATGAAATAATCAAGAAGATTGCTAATAAAGAAGAAAACATTCCAGTAACTATTGAAGGAATGATTGAAGGTAAGTACAACAAAGACTTTGTAAATAAAATCAAAGGAGATAAGATTTTCTCTGTAATTAATAATATGTATAATCTAGGAGATTCTACTCAGCTAGTTCAAGAGAAACTTACTGAAATAGCTGGATTATATAAAGATCCTGTAAAACGATTAGCAAATTACATTGACGAATCTGCTTACTCTAAAGCATAATCAAATATGAGTAACCGTATTAATATGTTAATGATACTAGGTATCTTAACTTTCGGAAGCTTTGTTAGCTATGATGCACTTAAACAAACTGCACCAAAAGCTGAACTGGCTCCTGCCCCTCGTTATGTAGATGTTCCAAGACCCATTGAAACAATCTTGCCATCTACTATTAAAATCGATCTTAAGAATGAAGAAGTTACAGTAGAAGGTACAGCTACTGCTAATGTAAATATTGTTAAGAAAGATAGTATACGAACAATTAAAAAGTATATTGAGCGTATAGTCGAGAAGCCTGTCGTAGTGGATAATCGACCTGCGCCATATCGTGTTGCTCCTCTTGTATTGGAGAACAAGGTAATTATACGAAATAATGTAGAACCTTTAATTTGGAATAATAATGAAGATGACAAGAAATAGACTAGTCGTTCAACATATGCTTCGTACTTCAGAAGTTATTCGCAATTTAAAGAACAGCAGAATAGAGTTGTCTAAAGCTTCTTCTGCTACTAGAATTGTCATAGAAGATGGTAAAGTATCTCATGAATTTAACAAACAGATTAATGAGATACTTAATCAATCTAGTTTACTTATTAAGAAGTTAGAATATAGAGTTGAAGAATTATCTAAGAAATTAGAAGGTTTTGATGCAAATGTATTTGATCCTATTCCGTTTATATCTTCGTATGATATTAAACATAAAACAATAGACTTAGTAAAAGGAACTAACTATGTCGGATTTCTAGACCTTAACGCATGTAAGGTGAATATTATCAGTGAAGATAAAACTGACGCGCAACTAGAGCAGCAAAGCGCGAAATAAGAGCTATAAACTGCATTCGTTAGCAACGTAATTGCTTCGCCTAAACGCTCCTATTCAAATAGGAAGAGGAATGCTGAAATTGAGTAAAGTAAGCATTAACAGTACATAATACTAGAGGCTGGAATAATAGCTACCACTATTATTGAGTGAACGAAGGTATAATAACTTGATCATGTCGAATTTACTGTTTAAGACTGAAGAAATGACGAGAAAGAGGAAGAGCGTGGCACATCCTCAGTGAGAACCGATTGGTGACTAAAGACGCAACGATTAAATCAGCAGATTTATGAAGTTAAACAATGCCAGGTATCGTTAATACATTCGAATACCAGTTATCAAACTGAATATCAAAAGGGAATGTTACCTTACACGAGTCGCAAACTCGCAAAGTGCGAGGATAAAGAAAGTACTAAAGCTCCAAACTTTAGTAGATATATTTATAGAATCGTTAAGCATTCTAGGGAGACTCCAAATCTTCCTTGTAGCTATAAAGTTACTAAAAATACTACTATAGTGTTCCATACTGACACGTGCCTTTGGAAAGCTTAAATTGGAAGTGTGCATTAAAGAAAGAATGTTTAAAGCAGTATGTATGAAGGTAGAATTATAAATATTATAGCACTATTTAATTATATGATAAGTGAGTAGTAAATTACATGCCTTTTGGCTGAGTAGCTATGATCATTATATAGAACTTACGTCGTAGGTAAGATGGATATAATATAGATTAACTGGATTAGGTGTAAAACCTATATGTAATGTTATATTTATATAACTAATCGGAAGTATAATTAAAGTATTTTGCAAGAAATAATTCTCAGTTTAATGGGATTGTGTGGACTAAGTAATATTATAATTAAACTCAGTTGCTACTTAGATGAGTATAAACCTAAGGTGCTTTGCACTAGGAAATAAAGTAGATATGGGATGAAGAGCCAGAAAACTCTATATCATAGATTAGAAGTGATTAGTATAAACAGAAAATCTGAAGCTAGTGGAGAAATAACTCCCTGATCAAATTCGAGTTGGCAACATTGAGATAACGTTGTATATTTAAAAACATTGAGCCTTACAACCAGTAAGGAAAGTCGTGAAATATTATAACCTTGAGGACGAAGCGGATCGGAGTATAATCTGCGTATTCCCCATTTTAGCAGCTACACTTTACTGACACTAAATGTAGATGGTAAGTCTAATATGTAAGGGTTTCTTTTGTGAGATTATTAACATGTTTAACTAAAGTAATGAGGAAGTCCAATGGTAGTATAGTGTATAGTTAAAAGCTATATCGAGCCACCCTCGACTGTACAATATAATTGCTAACACTAGAACCACTTAAAGTATATTGCGCAACAATATATGTAAAGTGACACTGATTCCCTCCATTAAGGGATGATAGGTGGAAATCCTAAAATTATGTGCAGGATAAGAACAAAGTCGTAAGTACACGCAGCCTGTGAGTAATACAAGGCTATAGAGTGGGTGTTTTGAAACATAAACAGCTCATAACAAAACCGGCAGCGCTGATGTCGACAAAAGGTCTACCCTGTCTCGGTAGATATAATATACAGTATCGAAACCCAGCACTCAACTGACGAATGGATAAAAATGAGTAGAGCACGTTTTTAGGTATTTACTGTTAGGCTCTTTAAATAATCAGATAAACCAATTATCTTACGGGGTATATATCTCTTACCATTAGAGTCCCCGTTATATGCACCTCTACCAAGAGCTCTAGAATATAACTACGATAATAACTATCAGAGAATTAACAAATAATTTCAATAACCTTAATTGCAGAAGTTATCAGAATAATATCAGTGAAGGTAAATAAGAATTAAATGTCGAGTTTTATCATACTGTATCAGATTTTTTATAATGGTAACATGTATAGTATCTATTGAATTAGAGATTTACTATAATTATTTCTAAGCTTTTTAAAAGTGATAGGATATAAGACGCCTATTAATTATACTAAATTAAGAGAACTGCTAGTGTGTTACTTAGGAACGATGGGTTCTGCAATTAAATAAAAATTTTATCAAAATGGAAAATAATTATAATCAAGGAAATGAACAGAAGATTGAAGCACGCTTACGGGATGCTCGTAAGGTAGTAAGTAATATGGGTAGCCTTTTGGGTAAGACTATCTGTTATTTGCAAGTTGACAATGTTGATCTTTCTCATCGTGAGAAGGAACTTACTAATCAACATCCACGGTTAGTAGAACCACTATTGAAATATATGGTTAACACTGTTCTTGTGTCATCTCAACGACTTCTTGTTATTAATGATGAGATTTTCATTGAGTTCAACGAAAAGCCAGAATTACGGGCTAAAATTGTTCAAGAACCGAAATTCTTTGCAGAAGCAACAGATAATTCGGCAATTGAAGAAGCATGTATTCGAGCTAAGAATAATCAAACTCCGCTATTCTTTGCCGATCGGAAACGATTGACAGATGAAGCTAACTTCCGTAACAAACAGGAAGCAGAGAAAGCAGAAGCACTTGCTAATGATTTCTTAGCACAGATGACTATGCTTAAAGAACTTATTAAAGGTCAGCAGCAAAGCTGTGACGAATATTATCGTCAATATGGACTTTAATATAAAATAAAATGAACAACACAGAAGTAAAAATTAGTGAAGTTCATAAAGACTTATTGCGATTTGTACTAAATAATAAGTATGTCTATAAACATATCACGATGGGTGATAAGGTTGTTGGTAGTATAGAAATTCATGATGATGGATCAGTTCGTTTCTATACTAAAAGACGGCGATTTAAATGGTTATGCTTGTGGTTTAGTGACTATAAAGATATAAGTTTTCGTGATTTAGCATTAACAATTATGGATGTTATATCAGTTCCAAATGGTAATTATTCTAATCCTGTGTTTGATGGAATGACTAAGGATTTTATGGATAAAGCTGTTCGGAATAATAACTACGAATATGTAATTGATATGCTTTTTGATGTTCTAAGATATGGCGGTAATATGGATGGAGAATATACTAGCCAATATATAAATATGTCTAGTTCTAGACCTACTAGAAAAAATGAAGGTCTTGAAACAATTGCTTTTTCACAAAAACAAGCATCTGTTATATTAAATAGTGGTGAAGTAATAGGAGATGTGGAAATACTAGTACGGAAACCATAAAAGATTTCTTTATAAACCAATTTTTAATTTAAGTATGTTGATGGAACTTAAACCTTAAATTGAAAATTCGACGAAAGTCAAACAAAAATAATTTCTAATAACTAGAGATGATGGGTCTCTAGTTATTATTATCGTGGTAATAATCCTACCGTAACTGATAGGGAATAACTGGAAAGCTAGGAGAATAAGAACTATGCTGCCATTTCAATATGGATACCACGGCACAGGTAAACGATTTCTAATATGTTATATAACTTTAGTACTAATCAATTAAAACTCAAAATATATGACAAAGAAATCAAAGAATTTTATAGAAGAACGTAATAATATATCATATCAGTTAAAACAATATTGGGACATCATTTATGCAGAAAATGTAGTAAATAAAAACTATATGCGTAAGTATGACTTAAAGGTTTTATTTGAAGAAATTAAAATGCTTGCTGAAAAGCGTGCATTAATTAAGCTTAAGTTACTTGCTATTAATATGGGGCTTAAGAAACTAAGTGATTTACCGAAAGATTGTAATCAGTTAGACATTTTTCGTCTATGTGAACTAAAAGAAATTCGTAATAAAATTAGTTCAAATAGTTTTCGAACATTAAATCCAGTTCTTAAGGCAAAGAAAGGTAAAAAGAATTTGAATCGTACAGAGATTTTTACTTCTAACTGGAAATTTGCACGCATTAAAGAACTAGATTTACAAATAATTGAATTGAATAATAAACTTGAAAAGTTTAATAACGAAACGGAGTTTGATGATACTATCGCTCCTTTAAGCTTGGCAGCTTAGTTGTTTTTATTGTTGTGTGTTTATTTTTAGTAGTTAGTAGGTATATTACTTACTAACTACTTTTTTATTAATCAAAATTCGTAATCAATATGGAAAAATATACTATCAAATTAAATAAAAGAAATAAAGAAACAGGTGAAAAATATTTCGTAATTCAGGAAAAAGCAGTAAAAACTCCTCTAGAAAGATATGAGGCAAAGATGAAACGATATTCAGAAAATTGTAATCGCAAGATAAATGTCTTGATGGAGAAGAATAAGAAATTAGAAGAACTATACGAAATAGAAGAAGAAACTATTGATAAGAAAATTAAAATAGTTACTACAAAACCTAATCCAAGTAAAGGAGCGAAGACAGATATTGTTTTTGAATGGAGTCCTGTAGCTAAAGCCGCGAAAGCTGCATTAGCTAATCAGAAAATTACTTATACTATTAACTTTAACGCTAGAGATAAAGCTTATAGTAAAACTATAAGAAAACAACCAACGCTAAAAGATATTTCTTTTGCTACTAAAAATAATATATCAAAAGTAAAAGATATCCGATATTTAAAATTAGCTACAGATGAAGCTGATAAAATGAATATCCAATCTGAAAATAAAAAAAGAAGAGATTCTGCTAAATTACTAAAACTCAGTAAATTAGATAGCCGAGAATTTAGTTTATGGCGTAAAGATTTAGTCTCGAACAGTAAAGAATACGGTAAAGCTAATAACTACTTAAAACATGCAGCAGAAGAATCTGCGCATGAAACTAAAATACAGAAGTTAATAAAAACTATACGAGAAAAGAAACTTGCTAAGTTTAAGTATCGTTTAGAGTTTAGAAAATTTAATTCAGAACATAAACCAATAGTATTTGTTAAGAATTATTCTAATAAAACTTTAGCATACTTGCATGATTCATTAACTGCGTTATCTGCTAAATTAGTAGATAAAATAGAAGATTTTATTAGCATTAATATTTATGATAATGCTACAGATCAACTATTGCGAATATGTACTGGATGGGCTGCTTCATCAAAGGATTATGAAATAAAACTTAAAGAACTTAAGAATTTGTATCCTGATTATTATACAGCAGAAGCAGTTTAAAATAATTTATATGAGGCATAAATTTTAATGCCTCACTTGATTCTATAGCTCAATTGGATAGAGCAACACTCTTCTAAAGTGTAGGTTTTGCGTTCGAATCGCAATAGAATCACTATAAAACTATATTTTATGAAGATAAGAGGAAAAACAGTATATGTATATGATATCGAAGTCTTCCAAAATGTATTTCATTGTACTGCTAAAAATACAGAAACTGGACAATATTATAAATTTGAAATATCGTGTAGAAAAAATGAGTTAAGACAACTTGTAGATTTCTTCTATACTATAAGAAATAATTCTTATAGTTGGAATGATATATATACTACAGATATACAATTTAATACTAATAAAATATTTGCTGGGTATAACAATCTTCATTATGATAATGCTATTATAAATTATATAATAAGTTATTACGATAAAATGATTAATATGAACTATCTAAGAATTTGTGATAGTTTATATAACCTAAGTAAAATTATAACTACTTCTGATGATATATCTGCTTGGAAAAGGTGGAAATATGCTGTTAATTTTGAAACATTTGATATTCTTACTATGTTATATTCTCAAAAGTTACGTGTAGGTCTAAAAGAAATACAAGTAACTATGCAATATAAAAATGTATTAGAGTTTGCTCATGATTGGACAAAACCTCTAGATACAGATTTAATTGATGAAATGATTGAATATAATATAAATGATGTAGATTCAACTGAAGCATTATTAAACAAATGTAAAGATAAAGTTGAATTAAGAATAGCAATTGAAGATGAATATGGAGTAAGAGTATTAAGTAAAGATGGCGTAAATATTGGCATGAAAATCTTAACTCAAAAATATCTCGAAAAAACAGGTTTAACTTGGTGGGATATTAAAGATTTAAGAAGTCCAGCAGATGTTATAGCACTAAATGAAGTAATATTGCCTTTTATTGAATATAGAGATCCTATACTAAAAAACGTATTATCTGATATGAAAAATCAGATAGTTTCCCCAGGAAGAAAAGGATATGAAAATAAATTTGTATTTAGAGGTTTAAGATATTCAGTAGGAGTCGGAGGAATACATTCTGTAAACAATCCAGAAATAATTATTCCTAAGGAAGATGAAATGTTAATAGATATTGACGTTGCATCTCTATATCCTAGTATGCTAATAGAATATAAGTTTTATCCTAAACATTTAGGTCCAGAGTTCTTAGAAGTGTATTCACAGATTAAGAACGAACGAATTGAAGCTAAACATACAGGTAATAAAGTTAAAAACGAAACCTTAAAATTAGCTTTAAATGGATTAAGTGGTAACTTACAAAATGAACATAACTTTTGTTATAGTCCATTTGCAGTTATGCAAATCCGAATTAATGGTCAGCTATTATTACTTATGTTAGCTGAATCATTAACAGATATAGGTTGCAGAATAGTACAAGCTAATACAGATGGTCTATTTGTATTACTTAAAAAAGATTCTTATAGTAAGGTACAAGAAATATGTAGAAGTTGGGAACAACAAACTAAACTTGTATTAGAAGAAGACCGTTTTGAAGCTATGTATCAGTATGCTATCAATGATTATATAGCAGTATCTGAAGGATATCAGGAAATGAAGAAACTATTTAAAACAAATCCTGAAAAAGCTTTAAATAAAAAAGGCAAACCTTATACATCTTTAGATGCAATTAAAGATGATTATATAAAAGAAAAAGGTATGTTTATTACTAAAGTATTACTCGGCAAAGGTATGTCCCCTAAAATAATTCCTGAAGCAATTAGAGATTATTTTATTGATAATATACCAGTAAGAGATACTATTTATAATTGTAAAGATATTAATAAGTTTCTTACTTACCAGAAAATAGATAAGAAATTCTCTGTAGAATATAATGGAGAACTGATACAAAGAATCAATAGATTCTATGCATCTACTAATGGTCCTTATCTATATAAATGTAAAATAGTAAACAGAGATGTCGAGATACCGCAATATATTGTATGCCTCAAAACAGGAGAAAGTATAATAACTACAGATCTGAATCAGTTTTATTATAATCCTAATATAGAACAAATATTACCTTATAGTTCAAAGATTATAGCTAAAGGTACTAGAGTAGACTATACTAATCTACTTACTGCATCTGGTGTTACTATACTAAACAAATTTGATGATAAACCTATAGAAGAAAGAAAGATTAATTATCGGTACTACTTAAAAGAGTGCCTTAAGATAATAGAAGAGCTTGAACCTAAACAGTTGAGCTTATTTTAACAAATATTTTCAGATGATATCAGCTAGCTCATAAAAATAAAACTATGTTATGATACTAGAATTAGATACATCGTTATTCGACATTTATGGAAAAATGTCAATTAATCAATTAGTATTTCTAACTCTTGTTTTGAATGAAAATCAAAGTAATAATCAAGACGTTCACCAATTTCTCAGCCGAATTAGTGAGAACGAAATTCAAGAGTTAGTCGACAGTAACATTATCACAGTTATAACTTCTGGTGATAGTAAAATTTATAGTATTTCAGAAGATACAAGAAAACATCTTAAACAAGATAAATCTTGGTTTGATGAATTCTATGAAGTATTTCCAGTGTATGTTACTAGACCTGATGGTACTAAAGGATTCCTACGTTCTAATATTAACAAATGTAGAAAGGAATACAATAGGATTGTCGGAAAATCTAGAGCAATGCATGAACATTTAATCAAATGCCTTCAGTTTGAAATTGATAATAAGATGATAACTGGTAAAATAGGATATATGAAAACAATGTGGAAATGGCTCACTCAACGAGAGTGGGAAGTTACTGAAGAAGAAATGCAATTTAGTATGGAACAAGATATGAATAATGAAACAGCTTATGGAGCCAATATTATTTAAAACTATTTCTCAAGTAGCAGATGAATCTGTTAAATATATAGAAAATAGAAAAAACCATACTATAGTACCACTAAAAACTCGTTGGAGTAAATTCAATAGAGTTACATGTGGTGGAATCGAACCGAATATGATATTAACAATAGCAGGAGGTTCTGGTTCTGGTAAATCAGCATTTGCTAATACATTAGAAACTGATTTAATTGACCTTAATTCTAATCAGGATATAGTTATTCTCAGTTTTAGTTTCGAAATGCTTAGTTATAGACAAATAGGTAGAAAGCTAAGTAATAAGTTACGAAAAACAACTTCAGAGTTATATAGCGCTGAAGCAGATTTATCTGATGAAGATTTTACTAAAGTAAAAACTACAGTAGAATCTATTAAGAAGTATCCAATATATTATGTAGATACTCCTTGCAGTGTAGAAAAGATAGAAGAAACTATAAAATACTTTCACGATAATATTGCAAAAGACAAGTGGTTAATTGTAATATTAGACCACGCTCTTCTTGTCGAAGGAGATAGTGAAAGAGGTACAATAGTAGATTTACAGAAAATGTTTATACGAATGAAGAAATTATCTTTTACTAGTATAATACAGATTTCACAGATGAATCGAAATATTGAACAACCTGACAGACTTAATAATCCAAGTAGTCATTATCCGATGAGGAGTGACTTAGCAGCTTCTGATGCTATATTTCAAGCTAGTGACTTTGTTATGGCATTATCAAGACCAGAATTGCTAGGATTAGCAATTTATGGTGTCAATCGTTTACCTGTAAAAAATAAGGTATATCTACATTTCCTAAAAGTAAGAGATGCTGGAGAACCTTGCATATTAGAATTTGATAATGAACTAAAATATGGTAACTTGATTGAAACAAACACAGAAGTAAATAAAGAAAAAGTTATTTTTAAAAAAATTAAAGGCTGAAATTATGAAACAATTTTTGATTGAACTTCCGGAAAAGAAATACGATAAAACAGGTGAATTGAAGAATTTCTTGATTAATACAATCGCTAATAAATATCCATACTTAACTATGGATGGTATAGATGGTCCTAAGAATGAACAAACTAGTATGCAATATGCAGGTCCTAATGATTATATTGCATTTGGCATTTCTCCTAAATATCATGTATCTGCATTGCGTCCGTTATCTTGGACTTGTCCTTATACAAATACACCATGTTATACTTGTCCATTTAATAGTATCTATAAGTATGAAAAATATAATCTTCTTGACCAATTTGATACTGCTATGAAAAAACTTGATGATTATGCTAAATCAGTAAATGGTAACTTTGATAAAGGTTATGATTTTAAATGGCTTGGTGTACCAGTTCGTTTTTATCAAAACTTTGTTCAAGTTGGTAACACTTATGTCCCTAAATGCGGTAATTTTTATATTTTACCTAAAGGCTTAAGTGAAAAACAGAAAGAAACCATTAATAATGTTATTATTAACATTAATATTAATATTGCAGCATAATAAACCTTGCTTTACTTATACTATCATAAAATATCAGAATAATATCATGCTAAGTAAAGTACTAATAATAAAAGTATGTTAGTACTACCTACAGAAAAAAACAAACCAAAAGTACAAAATCCTAGATTTTTAATTATTTTTGGTAAACCAAAATCAGGAAAGACTACTTTATTATCTACATTAGATAACTGTCTAATAGTAGATTTAGAGGGTGGTTCTGAGTTTCTTGAAGCTCTATCTGTACAAGCTAGGAGTGTAGCTGATCTTGGAGAAATTGCTAATGCAATTAGAGCTAAGATTAAAGAAACAGGCGCAAATCCTTATAAGTATATAGCTATTGATAATGCTACTAGATTAGAGGAAATGTGTCTGCCGTATGCAGCTACACTTTACAGACAGACTCCAATGGGAAAGACATATACTGGAACTGATGTTAGACAATTACCTAATGGTTCTGGATATCTATATCTAAGAGAAGCAGTTAAGAAAGTTATTAATATGTTTAAAGACTTATGTGATAACTTTATTCTTGTTGGTCATACTAAGGACAAAATGATTAATAAAGAAGGAGAAGAATTAACTGAAATGGCTATAGATTTAGTTGGAAGACTAGGAGATATTGTTTGTGGTGAAGCTGATGCAGTAGGCTATGTCTATCGTAAAAAGAATGAAACTATTATTTCATTTGAAGGTGGAGATAACTCTGTAAGAGAAGCTAGAGCTCCTCATTTAAGAGGACAAAAAATTGTTATTGCTGAAAGCGATGAAAACAATAATATTGAAACACATTGGGATAAAATTTATTTAGCAGCTTAAAAATTTAGAAAGTTATGTATAACAAGGAATTAGCAAAAAGCATTGAAACAAAAGATATTAAATATATTGGTGCAGGTATTCAAGAAAATGTAAAATTAAAATCAGCTCGTACTGAAGTAAGTCCTACAGGATTAACCTTTTTAGAGATTACTTTTGAAAAAGATGGAGCTACTTTGAAACACACTGAATGGAAACCTAAGAAAGGACAATATGTAGTAACAGACGAAGACTTACAACAAGCTGAAAATCGACAGTTTAAACGCATGTTACAAATTCTTTGGTGTTTCTATAAAGATGAAGAAATTAACTTTACTGGATCTTCATTTGAAGAATTTGCTCAATTTGTTGTAGATATGTTGAATAATGCAAATAAAGATACTTTATTGCGTGTTAAAGTAGTATATAACAGAAGTGGTTATACTACTTTGCCTGGATATTCAGCATATACATTTATTGAACCGATGGAACTTCCAGAAGGACAAAGTTCTGCTATTGTAGCTTTAGGTATTGATCAATTTAATAAACCTATTGAAGCAGATGCAGAAAAACAGGTAGATCCCTTGCAATCTACTATATCATCTTCAGCAGAAGTAGGAGATGCTTTAAGTAAGCGAGAAGACGACCTACCTTTCTAAACTAAAAGATTTAGGAAAAGTAATATTTACGTAAGCTAGAAATAGCCTCGTTTTTAGGAATTGATAAGTGTGCCTAATTTTAGGCACACGTTATTACTAAGTAACTGTAGAATAAGGCTACATCAAAAGGTTCGAGTCCTTTTACTTAGACAAACAAAATCAGAAAGCATATGTACGATAAAGAAAAAGCTAAACTCAGCGATATTACTTTAGATTGGATATTATCTAAAGTAACAGAGTATGATATATATGCTCATTATTTAGGTCAATTTAAAGTAGGTATGATTTATAATAGTCCATTTAGAAAGGATAAAAATCCTTCATTTGGAATATTCTATTCTAAACGTACAAAACAACTACTTTTTAAAGATCATGGAACAGGTGATTGCGGCAATGTTATAAAGTTTGTGTCGTTATATACTGGAATAACCAATTATAATGATATATTACTAGACATAGTAGATAAACTTAAAATTACTAGCGATACCAAACTCGTTAGCTCTAAGCAATATATAGCGTCAACAGAAACAGTAATTGGTGTGGTTCGGCAAGATTTTACAGCTGAAGACATCAATTACTGGTCGCAATTTAATATCTGTATCGACACACTAAAGAAATTTAATGTAAATAGTATTAAATATTATCTCTGCAATGGTATAGTTAAAGGGATTTATAAAAAAGAAAATCCCATGTATGCTTATAAAGTTTATAATAACTTTAAAATATACAGACCTTTAGCAGATAAATATACTAAATGGAGAAATAATTTAGGGCAGTATGATATACAAGGATTTAAACAGTTACCTAAAACTGATAATCTACTTATAATTACTAAATCCCTAAAAGATGTTATGTGTTTGTATGAAATGGGTATATCTGCTATTTCTCCAGCATCAGAATCTACATTTATTCCAGATGATGTTCTAGATAACCTTAAGAAGCGTTTTAAACATATTTTAATATGTTTTGATAGAGATACAGCTGGAATTAAATATCTTCGTAAAATAAGCCTTAAAACAGGTTTAAAATCATTATTAGTGCATAAGAAATGGAAAGCAAAAGATATATCTGATGCAATAAAATTAAATGGATTTGAAAATATAAAAAATTGGTTATATGAAACTATTAAAAACTATAGGTAAAATATTAGTTATACCTTTTGACTTAATTGTCATTCTAGGAAAAATACTATTACTTCCTGCTGAAATTATTAGTATATTATTAAATGGTAGGCTTACTGAATGGAACCAAAAACGTAAGTTTTTAGGTAGTTCTATATCAGCATTATTTAATTCATTGCGTAATGGAAAAGATTATTCATTTTTAATAACTGTTGGTTATACTAAAGAAGGAAAATATTATGAACGGTTGGAACATTTTGCTCTTTCTAAGGGAAATCTTACTCATTCTGTAAAATATGTTAAAACAAAATAAGAAAGTGCGTAATGCTACTAAACAAGAAATAGATGGAATAACATTTCGATCTAAACTAGAAGCTTATATGTACTAGAAATTAAAAGAAGCTGATATTAAAGTAGACTATGAATTACATAGATATACTTTGTTACCAGCTTTTATTTATGATAACTCTAAGATTAGAGCTATTACTTATTTACCTGACTTTGTAGGAAAAGACTTTGTTATTGAATGTAAAGGATATCCTAATGATGCTTGGGCAAATAGAGAAAAACTATTTAAATATTATTTGAGTTTAAATGAACCAAATACTAAATTTTATATAGTTCATAACAAAAAAGATGTTGATAATTTAATCAATACGCTAAAATCATAATATATGAATAAGAAAGAATTTGTTAAAATAGGTAAAGAAATATTTGTTGTACCTAAAGGTAATGAATATGAATTAATACCTAATCAAGTATATAATCTAGAGTGGGATGGATGGAATGAGCGAAGTATATTTAAGGAAAATGGTGAATTAAATTTACCTAGTACTATATATGAAACTAAAAGTGATAGTATTTTTAGAAAAAGAATAATTAACTATTTTAACACTACTACTAGTAATACAACAGGAGTATTATTATCAGGAACTAAGGGAACTGGTAAGACAGTAACAGCTAAATTATTAGCTAAAGAATCTAATTTACCAATCATTATAATAGATCCTAAATTTCCTGAAAGTAAATTAATAAACTTCTTTAAGACTTTTGAAACTCCAGTATGTATTTTATTTGATGAAATAGAAAAGAAATTTAATACTACAAAGATGTTAGATTTCTTAGATGGAGTTGAAAAGACTGCTAAAAAGCTTATAATTATGACTTGTAATGATACAAGTAATATAAGTGAATATATGGAAGATAGATGTTCACGAGTTCGTTATGTACGCAATTATGACGCTAATGAAAATATTGAGTTATTGCCTATAATAGCAGATAATCTTAATATTAAAAATAAAGAAGAAGTAATTAAATTTTGTAACGATAATATTTGCTTGTTATCTATAGATAATATTATAGCTTTTATGCAAGAAGTAAAATCTCTTGAAGATGAAGATATATCTTGTAAAGATATAATACAATATTTAAACATTTCAACTAAATAGTATGAAAATATGCGGAATAAGTGACATACATGGTAATTTAATCACTAATATACCTAAATGTGATGTATTGTGTATTTGCGGAGATATTATAGAACTAAATATCCAGCGTAATAATGAAAGATCTGAACGTTGGTGGAAGAACAAATTCGTAAAGTGGATTGAAAAGTTACCTTGTAAAAAAGTAATTGTTATTCCAGGTAATCATGATTTTTACTTAGAACATATTTATAATAATAGTTCGTTTGAGCAATTTCGTAAAGAAATGTATAAAACTACTAATAAAAAGTTAGTATTTTTAATTGATCAATGTTATAAGTATGAAGGTATTAAATTCTATGGATCTCCATGGATAGCTCCTATTATGTTCCAGGAAGATAAATGGGCATTTAGTAAAGATGCTAATAATAAATATCAATTAATACCTAATTGTGATATATTACTTACTCATGATAATCCTATAAAAAATCATGCGTTAGGATTTATAACATTTGGTAAATACAAATATCATTTATATGGTCACTGGCATGATGGAGATAGTGATGTTAATCTAAGATGCTATAATTGTTCTAGATTAGATGATCGCTATAATTTTAAAAAGAACTACGAATTTGTAATTCTAGACATTATGACTGAAAAAGAAAAGAAACAAGTAGAACAAGAATTTCTAGATAATTTGATTAATGAAGCTCGTAATACTCACCCTCTTATTGGAGAATGGTTATATGCTTTTAAAGTTATTAATCTACCACAAGATGAAGAAGATGAAGTAGAATGGAACACTTCAGCAGAAATTCTTGATTCAGCTGTAATTAATGATATGGAGGATTAAGTATGACATTACTAAAGAAAATTATAGATAGAGCAAAGGAAAAAATAGATTTACTTTTTCTAACAAGAAAAATAAATTGCTTTATAGAAAGTGAATCTATTTCTGTAGAAGAAAGAATTTCTATTTATACTAAAGATATTGAAAAATATATCGAATTTAGAGATATTGATGGAGCTTTTTCACAATATGAAGAATTAAAACGTAAAAAAAGGCGGCTAGAAGATCTAAAGGAATTTAAAAAGTATTTATTAGAAGAACGTAAAGAATAGCAGTATGAATAAGATGGTAATAGATACTCCTTATTATGAGGATATGTCTCGTTACTCTAATAGTGATATTGGATATTTTCTTAAAAACGGACCAAAAGGTCTGAAAGATTACAAAGAAGGTAAAGTAGCAAAATTAGATTACAGTTTCCTTGAAAAAGGAACTATGATTCATGAATATCTACTTCAACCAGAAGAATTCTGGAAAGATTATACTATTCTTAATTTTGCAATACCTAAAGTAAAACAGCAAAAGGATTTATTAGATGAATATCATAGACTTATGCAAGTAAATCCATTAGAATCTCAAGATAAACTTAAATTATCTGCTTACAAAAAAGCTTATAATAATAAGAAGTCTGATGAGAAATGTATTGAAGAAGCTGAAGGTCTTATTATGATTTATCAAGATTACTTAGAATATCTAAGTAAAGTAGATGAGAACAAAAAGATAATTAGCTTTGCTGATTTACAGACACTTAAAAAGATAAAAGAGAATATTCAGAATCATAAAAAAGCAAACGAGCTATTGTTTAATTTACCATCGACTTTTGAAACTCACAATGAGTTCCATATTAATTGGGAAGTAGAAAAGTTTCATAACATTAAATGTAAATCTCTACTAGATAGAGTATGCTTTGACCACGTTAATAAGAAAATAATTCTTATTGACTTAAAAACTACTGTAAATGCGTATAATTTTAAACATTCAGTAGAAGAATACGATTATTATAGGCAAATTGCTTATTATGGATTAGCAATTCAATGGTATATGCAAGAAATATTAAATCTTAATTCTGAAGAATATGATTTTGAAGCATATATTATTGCAATAGGCAAAGATGCCAACAACGAAATCAGAGTATTCAATATGAAAAACGATGCTGTTCTCAATGAGAAGATCGCTTTAATATCAGAATCTCTCCGAAGAATATCAGAACATATCAGTACAGATCAATGGGACCACACACTTGAGTATTACAAAGGGGATGGAACAGAAGAACTGTGATGATAATTGGAAATAGAACATTAACTACACGTTATATACTTCCTTTTCTATTTGATTCTAATAAACTATTTAATAATAAATATAAGTTTGTAAATGCTTATATTTCTGATATTAACAGACCTCATTTAGACAGTCATATATTTGTTTTATTTGAATATAATACTAACACATATAGTAGTGTTAATAATTATATGAAAGAAAACAAATATTTATATGATAGCAAACTTGTAACTATTGATAGTATTTTATATCAAGAGTATATATTTATAATTCCAAATGAATATAAGAATGTTATTCAAACTATTAAAGATGGTTTTTATAATGAAATATCTTATGAATATAAAGAGAAAATTATTTTCTTTTGGAAAAATATATGCTTAAGTTATTTAAAAGGATTATTAGAAACGAAACATGATATTACAGAGTACAAAAGTTTAGAAGAAAAGGGAGAAATAGTAGGTGAAGAAGAACCACCTGCAAATGAAGTAAACTTTTGGACAAGAAATATTTTTACTTATTAGTTTATATTTATGGGTATAAAATAAAGCCGTAGAATCTGTGAAGACCTACGGCTTTATTTTTTTTAATCATTACTATTAGTTGTCTTATCTAATTGACTATCTAAGTATTCCCATTTAGTTCTAATATCTTTTGATTCCCATATTCCTCTCAAACCAGGAACAGATTTTATGAAAGTTCTCTACCATTTAGTCATTTCTTTATACGGACCTTTTTTAATTTCTTCATCATCCCAATTATTATCAATAGAAAAAGGGTCTAATAATTTTATAAGATTACTGAAATTCTCTACAGGTGCTATTGCAGCAGAAGGAGATTTTATTTGATTAAAGAAATCCATAGGATTATATTCAGCTCTTTCTTCAAAACTCATCCCAGCTACTCCATAACCAATTAGCTATAATAAGTATTCATCTTCATCATTATCCGCCATTGGCTTTAACCAGATAGCTGATAATATAGAATACATCGTTACTAGGGCTATCTAAATAGCAGTTCTTCTAAAATTGTACAATTCTACATTATCGATTCCTTTCCTATGATTTTTTCTACTTTCTTTATCTTTACTATATTTTATACTATTATACATATTATATGTAAATTTATACAGAACGCTAAATGTAGATTTATATTTAGCTTCTATATAATCTTCAACATATGGGTTATACTATCTTGTAGTTAAAAAATTGTCTTCAAGATTATTGATAAAGAAAGAACGGTGCATAAAAACAGCTGCTCCAAAAGCATTAGTCATCAGTTTGGTCTTATCTTCTGTAGATAATACACCATCAATACGATTAGTTAAGAATTTAGCTATATTTTTAACAGAGTTCTATAAATTCTAATCATTAATTAAATCATAGTATTTATTGTATTTACTTTTTATAGACAGTTTACCGTCTTTTACTTCATAAACGTCTAATAATGTAAATGTGTTAACTCTATCAAATTCTTTGCTACCTTTCTTATAGTCATTAGGATAATACTGACGTATATACTATCTCCTAGACATAATACTATTCGTTTGAGGAATATATTTATAGTCAGTATATACAGCATTTACTACAGGAGCTTTAACTATATAATCTACAGCACTCCATCCACCCCATACTAAATATTTTCTAAACACTCTAACAATGCGATTATACTATAAATGCTCTACTTTAGAGCTTACATCTCTTGCAATTTCATTATGCTCTAATATAGCTAGACTAAGGTTATTGTGTTTAGTATCTCCTAAATGATATAACATATTAGGTATATTAAAAGTATTAGTAGCTAAAGATTTAAAGTATTCTCTACTGTTAAAATATCTACCAGCTAAAGCTTCTACTACTGATTTATGAATACCCTAAAACAAAGCTTTAGTTATAGCAGGAAAGTTATTACCTAAATTAGAAGCTGTAGCATAAGCTCTAATATTGTCTAATATTTTAGTAACAGATATATTATAACCTAACACATTTACTACAACTGGTCTTTTATACTAACCATATAAATTCATATCTAGAAAATCCTAGTATTTTTTATATAAGTTACTTTTATCTCCAGTAATATCTTGTTTAGACCTAGTAGTAAAATTAAACTTAGTAAAATCTCTTTTAGCTATTTCATTCTTTATTAATTCAAAATCAGCTTGTTTTTCATTCTTTAGACGATAATTCTCAGCCATCCTAGAATATTCTACTAATATACCTACTAGATTTCTAGAAATGTGTTCTGGGTCATCTAGAGCTTTTACGTAGTGAGTTGGTACAAACTACAATTGAGATCCATCTGGTTTCTAAGTAAAGTTGTCTAAACTATATTCAGCATCATCCTACTTAGCTATAATATTATCTAAAGCAAAAGATTTTATACCTTTTGAAAACTTGTTACCCCTAGTAGTAAAATCAACCATATCTCCAGTAATCTGTGGCAGTTTATAACTTTCACGCTTCTTTAAAAAGCTAATTTTATTATTAGCTTCATCCATAGTATTTACTATTAGATTGTATATTTCTTTTTTCTACTTAGTATTTGTAGCTTCTTTAAAAGCTTTTGTATTATCATATAATGATTTCTTTGGTTGGTAATATTCTGGATCTTCAAAGTTATAGTTTTCATTAACTAATTCTGAATCTTTATCTAACTCCTAGTTCATTCTACTCAATCTCATTTCTATGTACTTGCTATCCTTTGGAACTAGCATTTTATAATAGGATACTGGACTAGGTTTACCATTTACCCAAGTATGAGACTTTTCAACCCATTCATCATAAACTTCTGTACCCAAACTTTTATATTTCTTTTTGTCTGCATAATATTCAGGCGTCTCTACTATTTTAGCTATCTTAGAAAATTCAGAATTACTTCCTTTATGCTTACTATATAAAGCGTTTAATTCTATATCTATCTCTAATAATCTAGCTTTTACTTCTTCCTATAGTTTATAAGCATCTGTTAAAGGCTAATTATTATTCCTACCTAAGTTTAATAATTTTTTTCTTTCTTCCGTCAGATCGTCATATTTTTGCTAATCTTCTCCCATATTAGCTCTTTCTAGACTCTAAAGCAGATTGGTAAATTCTTCAGTATACTGATAGCTAATATTACGTTGCATCCATTTGTTAAATGAATCTTCTGACAATTCCTATTTCTTTTGATCTATTATATTCTGTATTTCTTCTTGAGAATACTTAGTTGATTTAATCTTACCTTGCCCAATAGTTTCATAAAACTTCTATAAATCTTCTGCTATTTCTTTATCTTCTCTACTCTTAAGTTCTCCATTTTGATAATAATCGTTAGCCAAGTTTCTTTTTACTGAGTAAAGACTATCTAACTACAACCATTGTTTATTTGTAAGACGTTCTAAATGTGGTCCAGTTTCATCAGTAGTATCTTCAATCAAAGTGTTTATTTCATTATTAATCTATTTTAGACGCAACCTAGTGTTTGGGTGCAATTCGTTATACGCTCTATAATACTCTGGTTTAAATTTACGTTCACAATGCTACTCTAACCACTATTCTTTTTCTTTAAGGTAATTATAATAATCTTCTAATTCTAAAGCTGTATAATTGTTATCTATTACTCCATACTTTGAATCTAGATCTGATAAGAATTTCTTCATATCCTATCTAAATTGCCCATAATTTCTAGCTCTAACTAAGTATCCAGTAGTGTTACCATTATTATCTTTTTCAAAGTAAAGTAAACAATCCTTTCTGTCGATTTTATCGAACTCTCTTATCAACGTTTGTGCTTTATCATTAGCAAATCTACCTACTTCATTATTAATATCTGTCATAATTCTATGAGCTAATCTAATAGCTAAATCATCTACAGACTTAGTACTCTACAATATCACGCGTAAGTAATTAATATCGGAGTTAGAACTATTAAGCCTATCATTGATGTAAGATTCTACGTCTTCGCTAGGTACTTTATATGCTTCTGAGTATTGTTTAATTAAAATTTCTACTTTGCTTTTTAAAATACTATCATATTTACCTGATATTTCTAAATAAGCTCTATAGATTAGGTTTAATCTAGTATTTAACTGATTGTGGGTATCTTTATCTAAATCGTTAAAGTATCCTTGTAGATTTAATCTTTTGTTAATTTCATTAATAATAGGACCGTAGAAATCTAAAAAATCATTCTAGAACTAAAGTAAACGTTCGTTACTGATTAAATCAGGGTTCATGTATGCATTCCTTATTCGTTTTACTACTGGTTTAAATGCTACTGAAGATTCTTTAATAAAGTTAATTAATACTTGTACATCTTCACCTTTCTAAAGCATATCGTGATACATATCAATCTATTGCTATAGTTTAGCTAGTTGTAATGGGGGATAGTTTTGGGTTCTTAAAGATCTATAACGACCATTTAAACCATTCATAATCTTATCTAATATCTTTTTACTATCTTTAGATAACTTATCCAGTTTTAGATCACTATCTTCCATATAGAATATACCATCTCCAAGTCTGTTTATATCTGGATTACTATTTCTATCTTCAATAATATCTGATATTTCATTGATAAGTTTTACGGAAGTGTATCCTTCTATCTTATTAGATAATTTATTTAACCCTAATATTTTAACTACATTAGATAAGAATTTACGCCATATAGACATATCGTGTTTACCTACTAAATCTCTAAAAGCGGTATTAGACATTATTTCAGATATGAATTCTTTGGGTGATTTTAACCCATAATAAAGTCCTTTACGAGGATATTCTTTCTAAGGAAATTTATTGACAAGTTTGTTGTAAATATTATCTACATGAGATCTGAAACTACTATTATTGTCATACTCATGCACAGTGTAAGCGTGTATTAGTTCATGATTAAAATGTTTTGTTATATCTTCAGGAAGTTCTCTATCAAATATCTTGTCTAATACTTCTATAGTATTAGTATCAGCATAGTATGCCATAGCACCACCCAGTTCTCTTACTAGTTTTACTTTTATAGTTTTTAATACTTCTGGTGAATACTAATCCATTAAACTTTTCGCAAACTGTTCCTAATAATATAATCCACTATTTATCATATTAGATATAGTAGTATGAGCATCTGTTTCTATAAATAGTTTAGGAAACATAGATAGCTACATATCCATATGTTCTTCTATAGTTTCTGGAATATAATATTGTAGCATAGCTTTAATAGCTGATTCTCTATCGCCATTATAATCTTTCAGGTATTTAAGAAATACAGTAGACTAAGCCCCGTCAGGAGCCTAGTCAATTGCATAACCATTGTTTTCAGATACTATATAATATGCAGCATCTTCGCTGCCTAGCACAGTAGTTAATTCATCTACTGCTGCTTTAACTTCTTTATTTTTTAAATTTAAACACTGCATAATTATTATCCATTACATTCATTCTTTCTTTGTTTACCTAACTCTGCTAATTTACTTATAGTAGTATCATTAACATCTGCACGTTCTGTTTTTATATACTGAGCGTCAGTATTGTCTACAATTATAGAATCGTTTAATTTGTTACTAGTAACTATGTATACATTCTGTCTAGCTCTAGATACAGCTACATACTTAAGCTATTGTTGAGTATTAGTATCAAATTTAGCACCAGTAATAGTATCATAATATATCATAACTTTATCATACGTACCACCCTATGACTTATGAATAGTGTGAGCATACCCATAATCTATAGATTTCCTAATCTTAAGTCTACCATTTTCCTAGTAATCTTTCATAGTTATGGTATTCAACTTAATATCAGATAAAGCTTTTTGAGCAATACGTACAGTATCAAAATCTCTAGACATAAACGCTTTAGATATCATCTTATTGATACTTTCTATTTCATTAGCTATAGCTTTTAAATTCTAAGTGCTAGTATTAGTATCTAATACAAATACCTTATCTGATACTGTTTCATTATCCATAGCATTAATTAATGTAACTTCGTATCCTTCTACTTCTGCTATTACACTACCGTTAACAACGGATATAATCTATTTACTTATCTTATTACTAACACTGGCTACTTTGTAGTCTATGCTATTGCGTATTATTTCGGCTTGCGCTTCTCCATCATTCATAGTAACATTATCGTATCCCATAAGTAAATCTCCTACTTCAATTTGATTAGGATTATCTCCATACAATTGTTTTCTAATCATGTCGTTTACTGTAGGTATCATAGCATTAGTAGCACTAAGTATTCTAAAGTTAAAAGGATTAGTTTTATATTCATTAGAACTAACTATATCTTTGATAATCTAGTTTGGTTGTTCACCATCGTGCATATACTCAACTCCAAATCCATTTACTAGTTTAGTAGTAAAGGATAACGATTTACCATTTCTTAGATTAGTAGCTTCTTCTAGAATAGGGTTATCTCCAGTTCTTTCTACTTTAGTAAGTTCTACATTAGTAGCTTTATTCTAGAATACAGGAGATATTGCATTATCTGATACTGGTGATAATTGAGCTGGATCTCCTATGTATATTACTTGAACATTATTTTCTTTTTTAAAATCTTCAACAAAATTGTATAAACCTTTACTAACCATTGAAGCTTCATCAATTATAAGTAATTGACCAGGTTTGATTTTAGGTTTACGTATTTGTTCTGTTTTTAACTTCTTGAGATCATAATTACCACTATCCAAATCAACAATAGGAGATAAACCAAATGCTGAATGCAAAGTAATAACCTAAGAATCTGGGTTATTCATTTTAGTAACTGCATTAGCTCTGTGAGTAGGTGCACTGAATAGTGGCTCTATTCCTATACTGTTTAAATATTTATTGAATATACTAATAATACTAGTTTTACCAGTACCAGCGTATCCAGATAATGTCACGCTGTTATTATACTTACTAGGGTTATTAATAAAATCTTCTAATACTAATAACGCATGTTCTTGTTGTTGATTTAATTTAAACGGAGTATTTACAACTTTACCATTTCTAAATGTGATATGATCTCCAACAATATTTACAGTAGAAGGTTTATGTTCAATAGTTTCTAATGCAATAGAGGTAGGAGCAGTAGATACATGATTCCTAGTTGGAGCACTCTATAATTCTTCTATGCTAGTATTCAAAGCTACTGTAACTGGTTTATAATCACGTACTAATTCTATACTATTAATAATATTAAGCCACTTAGATCTATTCATTTTGTTACCTAAATTAATAATATTTTTAATATCGTTAGTACTGAATGCTGATTTAGCATCTAACGCTCCATCAATATTATTAAACTCGAACATGGAATTAGAATAATTATCATATTCTTTTACAACTCTACCTTCTTGATTTAAACCCTTCTTATTGGTAATTACATATACTGGTCGTTCTTGATCTTTGTCATCGAATATATTTCCAACATATTTGTATAAAATAGTATTAGCTGGATTATTATCATATGCTGATTTTACCTTTATATATGGAGTATATACATTCTGTTTAGACTCATTTCTACCAACAGGTCTATAATTAGGTATCATCATTACTGGATACTTACTTCCACTATTATTTTTATTTTCACTGAACAATACAGGGAATTGTAATTGATCTTCCACCTTATCTGTTTCAGAACTAAACACCTTTTTATATAACTGAGCAGGTTTAACAATTTTATTATTTGTCCAATTGTTTAAGAAGAAGTTATCAAAATCCAAATCAGTAATATTAAACCTTTCTGTAACACTTCTCATATAATCTGCATAACCAGTACTTTGTATAGCACTTATTGGTAATAAATTAAATATACCATTCTTAGTAAAGTTACCAGCAGTAGTAGCTAATTGATATCTTATTAAATCTTGAGCAAATTGCTTTATTTCAGGATAATCAGATTCTAATAATTCTTCCCAATATTGATTAAGACTCTACTTTAAATATTTATCATCATCAGATATTCTATTTTTTATGATAATATCTGGAGCATTATACTTATCAGTACTCATTCTAGTTAAAGTACCAAGATAGTTAAGTAATTGATTACCTATTTTGCCATCCTATGTAAGCATTTCTGGATACTTACCTTCTAATATATCTGCTTTAATTTTTGATAATCTTTTAGCCATAGTATCTGTACCATAAAACATATCGTACAAATCTACGCCTTCTTGATTTAAGAAAGAGTATCTTAAAGATCCTTCTAGTTCATTAGAAATAGTTTTATTTAAAGATTCATCATTGGTATCTATTCTATTTATCATAGTAAGTACTTGACTTATAGCTGATTTAAAATCTTTTTTTCCTCTGATCATTATATCACTAAACATATCAGAAGGACCAACAATACCATTGTTAATCTTAGTCATTAAGAACGTACTATTCAAATAGTTTAGTATATCATCTTTGTTAAACAAAGTAGAATTAGCTATAAGACTTTTTAATCTATATAAAAATCTATCTTGTTCAATGAAGTTTCCACCAAATCGTTTAGTATCAATCTATGATAATTGAACTAACTTAGACATATCTTGAGCTAAATCGTTAAGTTGAATAAATAATTCAGATATCAATATTTGATTCTTATAATAGTTATAAGCTTCTTCACTAGTAAGATTATCTTTTTGACTTAGCTATAATTGTTGTATTAAAAAGTCTCTATCTGTAATATCAGTAGCAAAATCTTCAATAGTATACAAGCCAGTAGACCTACCTTCACTATCTAATTTTTGCATTATAATATCTCCAGTTTTGCTCATTTCTAGGTCTAACTTCTTTACACCTAATTCTGTAGCAGCTTTTTTATATTTATCATAGTATGATCTACGTATAGTAGTAATCTCATCTTTTACTATAGCTGTCTTACTTTTGCTATCATCTACACCGTATATACCAGAGGCTCTATCATACGCACTAGCCATATCTTTAAGTATCTGCTATGGTAAGAAATAAAATGTATCTTTACCGTAACCAACTCTAAGTAGGAAATTACATATATTATATGTATATTGTCTTACATTAAGTCTAATAACATATGGGTCTTTAGCAACGTCTACATGCGCGTTAATCATAGCTGATATCCAGTCTAATATACGTAATCCTTCTTCTTGAATCTTTATAGGATTACCTTGTTCATCTAATAGTATATTACCTTTTTCATCTCTTTGATATACTATTTCATTTCTACTCTTAATACCCTCAAGTCCTGCAAAACCTAATCTTTGTAATAAAGATATGTCTGAGAACTTAAGATTGGCTAACTGGGTTAATACATGATTTTTATTATTAAGAGCAAAAGGACCAATACCAGTTTTACCGCCAGAATATTCATACTTTTTATTCATTTGATAAGTAGGAGATAACTCTCTAAATGGTATTCTATCACCTAATTTACCTTGACCATCTACAATAGGAAGAATCTCATCCTTAATTATTCCAGTTACTTTATCAAGAGGTAATCTAGTTTCATCCACATTTTTCTTATCAGTAAGTACTGCTAGGTATGTATCAAGTAACAAGTTTTCATTAGCCTCTCTGCTATTAGCTTCATATACATTTGTAGGACTGCCTATACTTTCTAACCATCGGTTATACAAAGTGAAAGTAGCAGAATACCCTCTAGCTGATTCTTCTAATTCTCCTTCTTGTTCTTCTGTATATCTTCTTTTTAAATACGCTTCAAATGTTTCATTACTATTCTGTTTCTTAAATTCTATCTTATTTCCTTCTTTATCAAAGTTATATCTTGCTATATATAATTTATCAATATCAAACGATTATACCCTCGGTTTCCCGATATTTATTAGGGGACTAGACTATATCTTCATCTTACGATGCCTCCCATTTCGGATCTCTCCTACTCTACTCACTTACTCAGCGTTTAGCCTACGTTTTCGATAGTCGTTGAACCTTTCTCATTTGAGACTTGGCTGCTGATTGGCATGAGACTTATATTTTGATAAAAGCTTTTAGCGTTCCAGCAATTAAAGAGGTGTTTTATATTATACTGGTTCAAACTCAGTATATTGATCAGAACCAGTTTGAGTAGTAAATTCATCTGGTAATATAATAGTATCACCTACTACAGAAGGAAGTACATCTGCAATTCTAAGACCAGCAATAGAAGATAGACCTTGTGTAGGAATACGATAACCCATAGCCATAGGACCTGCTTCTTGACCAATAATCTTATGTTCTATCAACCAATCTCTAGCTTCTACAAAACTCTTATTTTTATAATCTGGAATTATGTGAGAAAACAAATTAATAGATATGATAGAATCCATACTGCCATCTTTGTTTATGTTAAGTAGAGGTTTACCATTATTAATAGCTCTACTACCTACAGCTTTTATAGATTTAAATCCAAACGAAGACATCTGAATAAATGCACCACCTGGTAACTCTAAGTCAATTGCTTTCTTATTAGTAGTAGATGTTAATTTAGTTTCTACCCATTTACTATCTGGCAATGCTGATAAAGGTATTTTAAAGTCTGTGCCATCTTGATTTACTTCAAGAGCTTCTTCTATATCTTTACCCATATTAGATGCTCTGGCTTCTTTTATTAACTGTTTAGAAGCCTTAGTATAATCAAGAGTATTATCAGACAAGAACATGTCTTTTACTTCTTTAAAGCCTTTATTAGATATAGCGTTAATAGTACCAAACAATTGTTCTTTAATTTGTTGACCAGTTATTTCATTACTAGTACCTTCCTGATATACTCTATTCATTACTAGGTTAGATACAGCAACTGTAGATACCTATGTACCAAATAATGTTCTATCGTGAGTATGTGGATCTGTTATAAGCTATCTTCTAAGATTTCTAAACTTCTAAGTAGTAATATGCATATTACTTAGATCGTTTATTTCATCATTCTTATAATCCTTATATATATCAGTAGCCCCTTGTATACCTACCTTAACAGCTGATTCAAATGCTACTTGATCAATAGGAGTAAGTCCCTTATACTTGCCAATAGCATTCATTCTATCGTATATTTCTCTATTATCTCCAGTAGCTAATACTTTAAACATAGGAAACATAGCCATCTTATTGAATACTGGTATACAATGTTTTAAATTAGCATCATACGTATAACCAAAATAAGTAGTCTTTAATGGTTTGATTAATGTCTTTAAAGATTTAGCATATAACTCAGCGTCATTCAACCAATCTGTATCACTCTCCATTATGTTAAATGCTTCCTCGATTTCATCATCCCATTCTCCAAGCATCTTAACAATGTCTCTATACATTTGAGGTCTAATATACACAGCGGCATCTGCTTGATTGATATTACCTTTAGTACCCTTTTTGTTCATGCCATATGCTGATGCATCTTCTATAGCTAAATCTTTAGCTAACTGAAATACTATAGGATATTTTTCTTCTGCTGATTTAGGGTCTTTCATTAACTCATCTACTTGAGATTCTGTTAAACCTTCTTTTTCAATAAGTAATTTTCTAGTATTAGAGAAAGTAAATAAATCTTCTAGTTCTTTGTGTTGTCTACTAGGTATTTCGTTATCATTAATAGTAGTATTTGTGTAAGTCTATCTATTCTACAACCTTCTATACTCTTTAATATTCTTATCTACACTAGTATACCATTGAGTTCTTAGATTGTCTCCAGTAGACAATACAGCTCCTAAACGTTTGATCTTATTGTCATCGTTTTCAAAGAAAGCGACATCTCCTGTAAATATTTTTTCTGTTTCTAGTACAGATATATTATAGTTTATCATATGATTACCAATCATAGTTAAAATGGCGTATCTTTCTGCCTGACTAGATACATTATTATTTGGATGCGCTAAATATATTTCTTTAAACTTATTTAATACTACATTGTCCAAAAGTTTATTTTTAATTACTTTTGGATTTTTTTTGTCTCTTTCTATTATGCCTAGCTTCTCACAAGTATCTATTTCTTGCTTAAGTTGCATATGAAGATTGTCGTTGATTTTCTAAAAAGTATCTTTCGGAGTTGTAAATAATTCCTATTTTATATCTTCTAATACTTGTACTACACTTCCGTCTTTTACTGAATTTTTAATTCTTTCATTTAAATCTATCCATTTAAGTTTACCATCTATTTTTGTATAATATCCAGTAAAATGTCTAAATAAACCACCTTTACCCGAAGTATGATAATTTTTAACAGGTCGCTTTACATCTTGCAAAGAGTTATAATATTCTACAATAGTATTATACTCATCCTCCCATGAACGGTACAAGTGTTTTATAGCTCCTCTATTAAATTGTAATTTTAAACTATTACCAATCTAAGTAATTAACATTTCCTTATTAAATAATCCAACCCCACTAATAGTAAACCATGTCTTTTTATCAGCCATAGTTGGAAATATAATATGATTATTATAAGTAAATGTCATTTTAGCTAAGTAATCCTCAACAGGTGAAATACTTAGATAATCTCTACCTTTATCCCCTCTATTCTCTCCGTAGAAATTAACAAAAGTATTTAATTTAATAGGGCTATTATTATTAACGGCAGATAAAATTAAAGAACTTCTACAATAGGTATCTGCATTTAAATCTTTTAAAGTAGCGTCATCGTGATTATTAAGCCATCTAATTTGGTCTGATACAAAACAATTTAAAGTCTTAGTAAATATAATATTATTGTTAGGACCTAATACCGATATTTCAGTGTCACTAGGATGAGTTACAGCTTGAGCTTGAGCTAATACATTAACAAAGTTGCTCTTACCTAAGTTCATGTATATCTAATCTAACTGTCTAACTGTAGCTATACCTTTTTTATTAGTATATTTTGTCTTATTATCTATGAGATTCTGAAGTGTTCCATTAAATAAATATTTCAATGCGCCAGCTTCATTACCTAATATTAATTTTGATATACCATAAGATCTATCATTAGGTAATAACCCTTCTATAGTATCGTGATCTATAGTAATACCGATAGAATTTAATATATTTACTAATTCGTTAATGTAAATATCTACATCAGTATTAGTGATAGTATTTCTATTATCTTCTACCTATTTGTACAATTCATTAAATCTACTTATAACTGCATTTATTTCAGATTTGTTAGGTTTTGTTTCAGTTTCAGTTTTCTCTACTAGAGAAGAATTAAAAAATAAATCTGACCAAGTAGAAGGATACATCTTAGTAGATCTTTTATTTATACCATCGTCTACTACAAATGATGTACCTTGCTCAGTTTGTTGATAATGTACTTCTACGAAATTCTAATCAAAACTCTTAACTGTTTGTAATATCTATGTTTGAAGATTTATATCTATATCTCCATTTAATCTCTTATATAAGAAAGCAAAGAATGCATTTCCTTTAGCTAACCTAGCGCATCTTCCTAACAAAGAAGTTTCTGGATCTTGCCCTGGCTCGGTACTAAATGATTCTACAGTGCTTAAGTTTTTAAGAATTAAAGCGTAAGCTGTATCATAGTTAACAATCATAGGTAATCCTGTAATAGTATTAATTCTAGTACTAAGAGTCCTAGCTTTTACTCCACTAACATCTTTATAACTAAAATATGTATCAGATAATGTAGCAAAGAACATTTTTGCGCTAGCTAATGCATTATTCTTCTTATCGAATTCATACCCAGCTTTATCGTAGTTCTATATACCATTACTTTCTCTATCTAGGAATTCTTCATCCATATTTTGATTTATGGATCTAATTCCCATTTGTTCAAGCATTGGTTGTAGATGATACATAAATACATCAAAGTTATCTACTATTTCTTGTAACGCTTCTTTCTATTCAACAGTAGTTCTATTTGACTTAATAAACGACTATAAAAGATTCTTAAGCTTTGTGTTACTTAGATTCTATACATCTGATATATATTTTGCACCATTAGCTATGAACAAACAAGCCTTTAAACTATCTAATGCAGAATGGAAGTCTTGTAAAGTTGGAAAGTGCTTTAAAGTTATATCCTTATTAGGACCAACTTTATAATAAGCCCCATCAGTATACGAATTTAAGAAGTCTTTAATAGATTCTTCATTAAGCTAGTAATTAGAAAAATCTCCGTACTTAATAGCATCAAATATTTTATTAAGATTTGTGGGATCAATATTAGAATTAATATGCAAGAATTTTTTAATATTACGGAATATCTTATTGATATAGTATCTCAAAGTAGATTCTTTATCATTAAGCATGTAATCCATGAATCTATCTGCTATTACTTCTTCTAATTGTTTATCATTCAAATTACTATACTGATTATTTTGTTTTTTGAATTCGTCATACAACTTATTTCTAGTATTTTTATCTAACATAAGTAAAGATACTCTATGCCAGGCTTCATGATATTGCACCCCTTCTATAGCTTTGTTAGATATAGAAATACTATCTGCTCTAACTATACCATACACAGCAGAGCCATTGGCGAATTCTCTAATAACTCCATCAGTTATTTCTACTTGTTCATCAGTAAGACCTAACTTTTTCTGTAACCATCTCTTAGCTTTTTTAGTATTAATGAACTTACTCTACTTTAACTAGTTACTGTTTAATATCTTAGGAGCTCCATCTAATCCTAAGAAACTAGATACAGCATCAGAATCAGCATCTGTAAACTCATCATATGATTTATCCTCAGTCTTACTGCTCAATTCTTCAGTAGAATCAAAGGTTGGGGTTTCATATAAACTAAATTTCTTCTTAGTAGGAGATTGAACTTCTGCTTCTAACTTCTTTTGTTGTTCAGTGGGTTTAGAGGATACTATTGGGGAATCAATATATACATATGGTCTAGTAAATAATCTATCCTATAGATCGCTTAATAATTTTCCATGCTTAATTAAGTAAGCTAGAGTAGTAAGCCCATTTGGGTTATTTTCGTCTGTTAACAGTTTTCCATTTACTCTCTTTAATCCTACATCTTCTAAATCAAATTCTAATCCTGGAGCTAATTCTAAATGGTCTACATTATCATCTAGCATTGCTTCTTTAAACGATTTTGGTAAGAAATCCCATAATAAAGTTTTTTCAGTATTCCAATGCAGATTGTCAGCAATAAATTCTACAAGATCGTTGAATCCGTCTTTAGTTCTTAATTTAGATAAAGGAACTTGTTCTTTACCTAATTGTGCCCATCCGTCTTTATAGTTTACAAAGAACTGTTTGTCAGCTAAAAACGCATATCTTGGATCAGAAGGATCTAATATAGTAGAATTACCATAATTAATGACAAGACGTATTATATCTTCTGGATATATTGATTCATTATCAGTTTGTCTGTATAATATTACATTTGCAAGATATCTAGCTAATTCTGATGGACTTCCATCCTAATCAATAAATTTATCTTCATTTAATTTAATATTTCTAGTAACTCCTGATGGAGTATTTTGTGCAGGCGGATATACAAATATTTTACCAGATCCTCCTTTACCTTCCATTGGAAGACCATTTCTATCCATAATTATAAAATGATCTGCTACACCTTTACCTATACCAAATTTAGTTTCAGAATCTAAAATATTATGCAGACTTTTAATTCCAAAACCTTCTATGTCTAGTAGATTTCTATTTATTACTGTACCATCTTTTGTTCTATTAACATTAAAATTACCATTAGTAATAGTGATGTTCTTAAATGTTATTTCACAGTTCGGGTCATTAATTTTAGCTTCGATAATTTGATTACGCAATTCACGAATTCTATCTTCTTCTGATTTAGATAATTCTCTACCGTGAGTTCTGTATATACCTTTAGCTCCTTCAATTGTTTTTAAAGTAGCCATAAACTTCCTACCATCTTTAGCTTCTATTTCTATATATATAGGAGCTTCATCCCAAGTGGCTTTATTTGTAGGATCGTATGAACCAAATTTAGAATCTTTAGGACCTATTTTAGCCGTAATTTTACTTTCAGCTAGCATTCCTGGAGTAGATAGATATTCATTTAATGATCTTCCAGACTCGTAACCTTTAAACATAGGCTAATCGTTATCTGGTTGATAATACAAAGTGCCATATACTAATTCAGTAGGTTCTTCATCATTAACCTAAACGTCATCAGCGTCATATACTTTACTATCTTCTACATCTTGTTCAGTAATGGGAGCTGAAGGTTCTTCTGTATTGCTAGTGACGATATGAGTATCTGGAATGATTTCTTCTGGATATTTTGAAGGTTGTTCCTAAACAGAAGGTATATCTTCAATATTCTATGTACCTTCATAATCAGAAGCATTTTGATCTACTGTAGCTTCTGGGCTATCTGCTACATTATTAGTGTTATCTTCTGATACAGTTCCGTCAGGGTTAATCAAATCTTCTTCAGTTAGTTCTTCTTCTACTAACCCTTCATAGTCTTCATTTGTATCTACAGTTGTACCTAATTCCCAAAACGATTTAGGAGATATAACTTTTTTTTCTTCTTCTTGAACGGGTTGCTCAGAAGGAACTTGAGTAGGTTGAGAAACAGCTTTTTCCTCTTCTTCAGTTTCTCCTGTTAATTGTTGCTATGTCTGTTCAAGTGTATCAGATTGCTAATTAATCGGTTCTTGAGTTTCATCTGCCTATCGCTGTGCTTTATCAATATCTTGCAAAGTTATAGTATCTGGAGTATCTTCTTCATCAATATTAGTAGGTTCTTGTTGTGGAGTTTCCTCTTCTTGAATCTATTCATCTTGATTTGTAGTATCTTCAGTAATACTATTCTTATACATAGAGACAGCCTTAGTTAAGGCTTTATCACTATTTATAAATTTCTTATATGATTGTTTAGCATCTGTTAATGCAATTTCTGCTAAAATACTTTTAACAGCATTTGATTCAATATTATCTCTAGAGCTCAAAATAACATCATCAGGATTTATAGAGAACTTATCTTTAATATCTAACAAATTAGATAAATCTCTTTCTATACTTTTTTCAGCTATATAGAACTCATCTAGTTTATCCTTATCTACTATCTAAGATTCTTCTAATACTTTGATATAATTTTTAATTCCTTCCAGTCTTGCTTTATCTAACAAATAAGTTTTTAACAGTAATGCGTTTTCACTATCAATGCTACCATCAGATAAACTGCTTAATACATTATCTATTTCAGAATTAATAGAATTATAGCTTTGAGATATATCTCTTATTTGAGTTTCATAATCAGATATAGCTTTATTATACATATCTGTTTTATGCTTATATATAGCAGCAGCAATATGTCTATCTTCTCCTTTAAGTTCTCTTACTTTACTGTTATTCTTTATAATGTCATATATAGAAGATATGTTTTTCTTTTCGTCCTCTAAATCCTACTTAGTCCATCCGTCTGGTATACTAGCAGATTCTATTTGTTGATCTATGGCATCTAAAAATGCTTCCTTATTAAGCATTCTCTTATCTGCTTTATTAGCATATTGAATATACTTATATATATCTTCTTTTGCAGATATATGTTCTGCCATTAAATTTCTAGATAATTCTGTGCCTGCATTATAAGATCTTATATTGTTAATAGTATTTACAGCTGTAGTTCCGCCACCCATAAGTAAACCAATAGCTGCACCTACTTTAAAGTTATCTACCAACTCTTTATTTCCATCTAAAGCTGGATCGCCACTAATACCAGCTACAGCCGCTAAACCTTTTAACGCCATAGCATTGTTTTCCATAAACATGGTAGCTATATCAATGGGGTTATACAGATCGGTATCAGGCACATCCTATTCATTCATACGATTACCAATCATGTATTGTGTTACTTCTTCAACTCCTTCTAATGCGGCATTAGCACTTATTCTAACTGTAGGTTCTAACACATATTTAGATAATTTATGTTTAGCTGCCTTGGACATTTTAGGAGCTACTTTCTTAGTAGTATAATCAATTGCTTTATCTAATACTTTGACTGTACCATTAATAGCTCTTTCAGGTAGATTAAGTTTGCCTAATACTTTAGTAAATACTTTACCTGCTCCAGGAATTATAGTAGCAGCTTGAGCTACATCACTGGTAGCCAAAGACATATTACGATTATATATATCTTTCAAATTATTTTTAGTACTATATCTTAGCGCGTCTAATTCTGCATTACCAGTAGGTATATCATACGCTAACATATCTTCAAACACTTCATCATTGCTTCTATAATTTGAAGAATTCTTATCTTTAGAATATTCTATACCAGTTATACGTTTTAACTCATCTCTACCTATATCAGCTATGCTATTTATATCTATGTTATTCTTACTAGCATACTCATATACATTTTGCTTATAATTATTAGCTACTTCTGATAGAGATTCTCTATTCCTAGACCATACTTCAGTACCTACAGTAACACCAGCCCCTATCAACGCTGCACCTCCTGCAATCAATGGAGAATATGGTCCTGCTGGAGAAGCAGCAGCTTGAGTTGCTAGATAATTAGCTCCAGCTACGGCAGCATAATTAACTGCTGTAGCTTGTATAGAAGAAAAAGAAGTACCGAGAGCTCTAGGTACTTGATACGTCCAATCTTCTTGTTCTAATTTTTTCCACTGATCTGTAACAGAATATATACTACTAGTATAATGGATTATATTTCTACCAAACTGAATGTCTTCTCCAAGCTCTTTACTTTTCTGATCTTTTTCAGAAATACCTTCGTTAAGAGCCTATAATCTAGCTTCTATAGTAGGTTGATATCCATATTTATTATAATATTTACTAGCTACTTTTTTGTATTCATCTAGCATACTAACATATGTATCAAACGCTACCTTATACTAAGGATAAAGTTCATGAACTTTGTTAGTGTCTTTATCTAAATAAGCACGATTAAGTTGCTGGTCTAGCAACTTCATTTCTCTCTCAGTTTCAAGAAATACTTTTTGAAATTCTAATTCACCTTTTTCTTTATCATTCAATAGTTTATCTCCAGTAGCTCTTTCTACTATATCCTATTGAATACCATTGATAAATGAGAATACTGGATCTGCTATAAAGTTGGGTACTATTCCATTCTTTGTGGAACTAGCATCTTCTGTAGATACTTTTTGTTTCTACTAAGGAGTTTCTTCTAAAGAATATGTTTCTAATGGTTCAGTCTAAGCCATATTAAATTCATATTGTTCTTCAGGTATATTAACTCCAGTTAAAGGATTAAATGTATAATCCTTTAACTCTTGAAGCCTACTTCTCATATTATCTTTACTACCCACAGTAAATGTTTGCTTTTTTGCCATATTGTTATTATTTAAATCCGAAAGATTTATTTTGTACATCAGGATATAATCCAGAATACACAGTTCCTGTCAAATTCATTTTAAGAGCTTGCTAATTCAAGTATTCAGCGTCAACACCTCTAGTTGGTATCGTATTTGTTAAATCTAATATATAATATTTAATTCCAGGTCTAATAGTTCTTGTAGTATTACTACTCCATTTCTTAGCAATTTGCTCTCCTAACTCAGATTTTTCTCCAGATGTTTTTCCTGATAAGTTATGCGTTTCACTATCTGATATCTATTGTTTAGATGTCTATACTACAGCACCAGCTTTCTTCATATCATCATCAGTAAGACCTGCATTTTTAATGTCATCTTCAGATATAGCAACTTTTATATTTTGTAAGTTTAAAGTGCTCTGTTCGCCATTTTCTATAGTTGGTAAAGTCATCATGTAATCATTACTCATCAGTATCATATTGTTAAAATTTCCTGATTTTAAAGCATTGATAACCTTATTTCTACTAGGTCCTACAGATTCAAATCCTGCTATTTCAGATATAACTCTAGATGTTAAATTTAAATTTTCTCCTCCAGATATTACTCTACGTTTACCTAGTGGTGTATTTTGTTCATCTTTTGTTATTCCTTGTATAGTATTACTAAGTAAGTCATTTAATGGAGCATTTCTGCTAACTCTACCAAAATTATTGAATATATCATTAACTGCATAATCAATTTTATCGCTCTATATTTGTAGCTTACCATCCTTTTCCGTTCCATATTTATTCATAATATCTCTAAACATATTACGAGGAGTAGCGGCATTTGCTATTGATTTAAGCTAGTTAGTTGCTATTTGTCTAACAGATTGATCATCACTATTAATATCTGCTCTTAGTTTTTCATAATTAGGATTATTAGACAAATAGTTATCTCTAGCTACATTAAACTTCTCTAAACCATTATATTCTAAAGATTCAGTTAAATACCACGGACCATCCTAATCTGGCTATGAATTATCTAAATTGTGTTTGTATCTCATTTTAGCAAATTCGTTTGCTTCTCTACCTTCATAAGCAAATTCTCTTCCAGCTCTATAAATCCTATCTGCAAATAATGCGTTAGCTTGATCTTTACTAAATCCTTGTTTAATTAAAGATTGTATATGCATTTGAGCTTCTGGTGTATTGTATATAGAAGAGATATTTTTGGCTATTTGCTCATCAGTTCTATCAGTAGATACTCCTAAGTAATCGTAACTACCATCAGATCTTATAAATTCTGACTTCAAATTATCTACATATGGTTTTACAAGATCTACTTCAGATTTATAAGCTAATGGGGCAATATCATTATATATCTTACTATTGATCGTATCATAATCTGTAAAATTTACATCGTGCCACAACGGATTGTATTTACCAGCTAACATTAACTTTTGATTAGCAGCCTATCTCTAAAGCATACCTTCACGACTTTGTTGCAACTGGCTTAACTTATCATATGGTCTAGAGTTTATAAAAGATTGTATCATCGAACGACCTTCAGCAGTTTTTATCAAATCAGGGTTTGCAGCTAATTGATTCACTATGCCTTGAGCAGCTCCAATCGTATAGTCATAAAATCTTTTTGTATCTACTGCTGATGGTGATCTAAATTCACCCCATTTACTAAATTGGTTTGCTAAATCGTTGTAAGCTTTATCTACTCTTTCGTTATTTGCCTTACCTATAGCATATAGCTATTCAAAAGGAATTGGAGTATACTGACTAATATACTCACTTTCTATTGGTTTATCAAATCTATTAACTGCCATAACTTAATCTACTGTGTAATTCTTTTAATTGTTTGGACGTCATACCATATTCTAAATACGGCAACATAGCTTCTAGCATTGCCTAATCTCTGTTCATTAAACGCTTGTCTCTACTGATAGCTTGCAATCTTGTAGATAAATCACTATAACCTTGTCTACGTATATTTCTAGCTGTAGCATCATTCTAAGCCTATTCATTAGCTGCTATATGTCTTGCATTAGCATACTGTTGTCCCCATTGATTTGCTATCTGTGCATTATTAAATGCCATTTGATTTTCAGCATTATTCTTTTGAGAGTATGCGTTAGCTATTGTATTGTTTCTATTTACTGCTGATTGTATACCAAACGCCATGTTAGCTCCTGTATTTGGATTTATATTAGCCATGTTGTATCTTGCTATAGCATCACTAGAAGCAATCTAATTAAGTAAAGGATCTATGTTATATTCGGTAGGACCATAAACTGGGTCATATGTATAAGTATCTACTTGTTCTGGTCTACCTACTGATATATTACCTATAGAACCAGCTAAGTTACTCATTAATCCTCCTAAATTAGCAGGATCTATTGAATTCTATACTCCAGCACTAGACGGGGTTAATTTTCTATTAACATTTATTTTACCAGGATTACCAGTGTAATTAAAATAAGATCCTCTTTCGTTAGAAGAATCTACATTACCTATTGGAGCATTCACTGTAATAGGTGTTCTACTAAAGTCTTGAGTATTTCTACCAAATCTAGTTTTATTAGGAATACTTTGGGACTCTCTACTTTTAGCTGTAGCAAATGTTTGTCCAATTTTATGCCAGTCTCCATACTTTTTATCCGTCATCAAAGCTTTAGCTTCTTGCACAGTAGGTATTACTCCTTTGTTTTTACCTAAATAAGTAGACATATCACCGTATTTACCACTATAAATATCCTTTATATCCTGATCTGTAATATTATTAACCCAGTTAAGATATTCAGGTTTATAATTGTTTGTAGTACTGTCCCAATATGGAAATTTACTCATATTAGTATTATATTTGTAAGGTTTAATTCTAGGTGAAATGCCATTACTATCTGTACCTTTACTATACTTATTAGCTTTATTAGAAGCTTTGTTTTTTACTGACTCTTGCAATTCTAATAGTTTTTGATAAGCCAGTTGATTATTAAGCTCATTTAATCTCTTACTATTCTGAGCATAAATATCACCACCTTCTTTTGCTTTTCTCATTAATTTCTTTCCCATTTCAGCAAATGTCTTTTTAGTTCCTGGAACTTTTAACTTGTCACTTAGTACCTGAGTTCCTACTGGTACATTAAGTAAATTAGAATCAGTTGGTTTACCTTCCTCTGGTATTGAGCCTATTGTACCATCTGGAGTTCTAATTAATTCTCCATCATCTAAGTAAGCCATAGTAGATGGAACAATACCACCTTTAGATAGCGATAAATTATTATAACCATTATTCATATAGTAATCAGAAGCTATTTGTTCTGCATTGGATCTAGCTTGTATACCATTTCTTATCTTAGCTCCTCTATTCTGTAAGTATCTCTTACTATGACCAAATAAGCCAGCTATACCAGATGGATTAGTAACTTCACCTGTTTGTTCATTTACATCTCCACCAGTTCCCATAGAAGATGTTATTAAACCTAATCCTCCTCCTATAATAGCTCCAGGTACTCCAAACTGAGCACCCGCCATAGCTCCACCTGCTACTCCACTTAATATACCACCAGCTGTAACCTAATTTCCCTATGTGGCATTACCTATCATATTTAATCCTGCACCTATTGCATCGGTTATCTAATCTACTCCGTATGCATATTTAGGTATGTTTATTTTCTTTTTCATATTATAGCATAGAATATCTATAAGTTGTCTTCACATAAGGAAGCTTAAACTCTTTGTTATTATTGCAATCGAATGTATAATTACATATCAAATATTTTCCTCTCATTCTACCAGCGTAAGACATGTTAGTCTATTCCTATTGATATGGGTCATTCTATTTTTCTCTACCGATTGGAAATCTATAATTGTCCTCTCTGTGATCTATATTCTCCCAATTAATTGGTTCTGTTTCCTAAGTTTTAGTAGTGAAATATATGTTCTTTAATATCTTAGTTTGATCCTAATTAGTTGGGTCTGTAAGATCTGCGTACATCCATTGGTTATCAAATACCTTAGTCTGAGCCATATCTTTATTAACTACAAATCTAATATAAGAAACTCTCTCTTCTTTTACTTCACTATTCACATCATACATATTATGTAAGTAATAACAGTTGTTATTCTTTATAGTAACAAGTCTAGTAGAAAACGGGAAGAACCAATTTGGATTATGAGTATAGAATGATGTAAATACTCCTAACTGTTCATTGAATATGAGAGATCTATCGTATACTCTGAACCATACTTCATTGTATTTCTTATCGTAAAATGATACTGGATTAGTTCTAGCTTTATCTGGCAAACGATTAAGGTAAGTCTAAACGAATTTAACTTTAGACAATTCGTTAAATCCGTTACCTAATGAACATAACACATTCTTATCAAGGTCATACCAGTATATAGTAGTCTCTGAATTAGTAATACTCTTATCGTTTACTATACTATCTCCATTTAGTGTAACCAAGTAGTCAAATCTAGTGAGTATACCACCTGTACCTAACACTAATGCTCCAGCATTATTATCGCTTATAAGAGATCTGTCATTTACTGATGCTATTCCAACTGCACTATCCTAAAAATAATATAACCTATTTTTAAATACTTTTAAGTTAGTTATTGGTCCATAAGAACTATCTACATCTAAATAATTAGCAAACTTGAATTTAGTCCAACTATCTGTTTGTTCGTTATTTGTCTTTAACTCAGAACATGTAATTCTATTAGAACTCTTAATATCATCTTCAGCATACATAGACTTTTGTATATAGCTTTTACTAGTACTAGAACTAGAATATGCTGCATTGTATGCATACATAGGTACACTCTATGCAGATATAGTATTCAGAGTTCCAGGTTCTGTAGTATAATATATATTAGCAGAACCAACTGTAGCTCCTGTTCTAGAAGGTAATGTTTCTTGGCTGAAGTGAGTATCATTTCTATAATATAAGTTAACACTAGATTCCAGCGGTATATAACATCCAACGTATCTCTTATAACCATTCATATCAGTAGATACATTCTTAGTAAACAACAAAGTATGTGAATAGTCAAATACTCCTAAGTAAGTATCTCCACCAAAGCAGATAGGATTATTATAGTCATCCCAAGTAGGTTTTACATAAGTATTAGTACTTATATAGACAGAGTTTTGTCTATTAGCATAAGTATCACCACCATATTGTGCAGCTCTTTTCTTTATATTGACAAATAGCACAGCATTGTAAGAATATTTAGATCCATATGGAGTTCTTGATATTCCATTATATGTATCGTATAAGTTATTAGAAGTAACTACCATGTTAACACCATGAGGACCCCAAGCTTCATACGATCCTATTGACCAGTTAACATAAGAGTATTTGTCTATATAATCTATATAACCTTTAGCTCCTTCTAAATCTGTGTAAGGTGATATATTAGTAGTTTTTATAGCACTATTAATATCAAATGCAATTCTATTATTAGAATTCTAGTAGTTAGCGTATTCTTTAGTAAAGAACTGATAGTATTTACATATGCCTCCGCTTTCTTCAGTGCCGTTCTATTCAAATCCGTCTAGTACACCATTTTCTAATGCAGGTTTATCATCAACATGGCTTGCTTCTGAAGCTATACCTCCAAATGGGTTCTTTTGATATTCTGTACTAGTAATATTTATTACTCCAGTAAAAGGTATACCACATCTATGGTGTTCGTTGCCTGCATCATTACAATAGGTAGCACACATACCACAATATAAAGGGACAATTTTAGCATCAGATGTTATTATCTATTCAGACTTTTCTTTATTGAAACATATTTCAGGGCTTACTAAATCAAACACTCCGTTAGTATCAAATGGATTTTGTAATTGTTTCTTTTGCTGCTCCATTCTATTATCCTGAATAACATAATATCCTTGCGCAAATGCTGTATTTTTAGATGCTGAGAATGTAGGCATAATAGCTGGTCTTCTATCCATAGGACCTAATGTGTGCCTACTATAAACATAATCATCAGAATTTGCCCATCCGTTATATCTAATTGTTCTATTTAATAAACCTTGAGCTACTACTGTTCTATCAGATATAGTACGGTCGCATCTTACAATTTCGTATGCTGTTACGTCTGTAGGTATATTGCTTACTTGAAACTGAATACCAAGAGGATGTGATACTAACTCATAGTTACCACTTCCATCTACAGTTCCACCAAAAGTAAAAGGCTCATATCCTGGAATATCAGCTGACGGAAATCTAATATCTCCTATCCAATGTACTGGAGAAGGAATATTTTTATTATTGTAAAACACTATACCAAATCTGTATACTTCATCTCTTTGATAGCCTAAGAAGTTAGCAACATAAAATGGATCACAATAATTTCTTATTCTAGATCCAGGAGTGCTAATATTAGAAACAGCTACTATAGAATTAGTTTCTGGGCATCTTAATTGTATACTATTTGTAGTTCTACGCATAGAACTCAATTCAAGGTTATATCCAATAAATGGTTTATTACTTTCTCCATCTGATACGGTAGAACCATCTGATTCTATTAGGTCTGCAATAATGAATCTATAAGATATATTAAATCCTTTACCTCCTCTAATTTTAGCTACTATTGGTTGTTCTTCTGACTGTTCTGGTTCTTCAGCGGTGTTTGTTTCTACATCAAAACCATAAGCGTATTCACTATCTACATCATTGGGATAGACAGTCTGACTATTCATAGGATTTATACAGTCGTGCTATTTAGGAATAATTACGTCATTTAGTGGATCTAATATTTGTTTAAGCGGGAGCTCAATATTATCAGATATACTAGAATTTAACTTAACAATTCCTTTACTATTACACCTATAAGCTCTAGCATCATAGTCTACATCCCAAGTTAATTCCTGTATATTAGAAGCAAATAGTCTGTTGTTCATTTTAGCTATGCTCTTAGCATTGAACTCAAATGGCACTAGATCATTAAATTCCTCTATACTTAATTCACTAATATAACCAGTACCATTATCATTATAAGTAAATGTTACAGTACCAGATTCTGATTCTGGTAAGTCACATTCATTTACTATGTATATTCTAGGAGCTTGATTATTAGTTAAATATTGAATGCTTATTATTCTTACTCTTTCAAATCTACCATCATTAAACATAGTAGCTTTTAGTAAACAACCCTTATCTGTCATAGTATCTTTAGGATCTCCATTTACAGTCTTAGATCTGTTACTATTATCAGATATTATAGGTATCATTGCACTCAATGACGATGTAGCAGTCTCACTACCATGTGTAGTAAATAATTGGTAACAATACTATACCATACCAGCTGGTAAACTACCAGTAGTCATAGATTCTAGTATAAATGGGGCTATAGTAGAACTAGGTAATAAATCGAAGTAGGTGTTATCAGTAATGTGATTAGATTTAGTAGTGTTATATTCTTTAGATATATTGACGCACTTAATAGCTGACACTCCATCAGATATGTATATCTTACTTACACTCTCAGTTTCGTAATTACTAACAATAGCTACCTTTTTAATTAAATCCATTTCTGCTGATACTACTAAATTCCAGGTTGGTTTAATACTATCAAAATTAGTAACAGCATAGATGTTGTTAATATAATCTCCTTCGTATAATTCTTTAGTAATAACTATACCGCATTCTTCTACTACACCTTTAGCTTTATTGTACCACCTAGTGACTGCTGTACCTAGTATTATTTCTGAAGCACTCAATCCGTTTTCATACTGTCTTACATCTTCTATATTCTATAGAACTCCAGTAGTACCAGCATTGTCAGTGAGTAGGCGAATATTTTCAGCCCATCTATATTGATTATTTCTCAACATACTGATGTCTGAATCCAGATTCATACCAGCTTCAAAAGTATTTACTTGACTATTTATTTCCATAAGTTACTAAAGTTCTAATTATATATACGTTGTCTATCACCAGTAGCACTAAAAAATGTATCATGCTCCATTACTTCTGGCACTAGAGTAGTCCAAGTATTTTTTATGCTTTCTATTTCATCTGCATTAGGTATCAGAGATTCAGCATAAGCTTGTTTTCTATAGAAGTTCCATGAACTTTTAGCATCATAATATATATGCTACGGTTTATTTCCTTTAAAATATTCAATATACAGTAACTTCATAGCAACGTACCAATAAATGGCTTCAAAGTAAGAAGGATTATCAGGTATCATTGGCATTCCTTCTTCATCTGTATATGTAGCATAGTATGATAACTTTAACCAACCTTCTGGTATATTGCAAAAGATATAACCAGGTTTGATATCATACTGTAGAGAATTACTAAAATTAGTATTATTAGCTACTCCCATTATTTTACCATTACTACTACACACTGTATATTGATTTAGTAAAGCGCTAAGTGTAGATCTTAGATTGTTATCTTCATTTAGTTTGTCTAAAGCTTGTCTATCATTAGTAAGATTAAACATATTTTTTACCATTGGTATTAAAGCTTCATCTTGTACTAACATATCACAGCAAGACTATTCACAAGACCTACTATAAACACTAAATGCGCTAGTTGTTTTTCTCATTGGAAGCCAACCACCGCAATCACAGAATGAAAATGCTACTGTATTCAATTTTTCTAAGTCACAAGGTAACTTAGCTTGATAACCTTTTAGTGGTATATTAACCACTTTATGATCTAGCTAATTTACAGAACCTATCTTTGATACAGCTTCTCCAATCCATTCCTAAATATCTGTTATTTTTATATCATCCTCATCCATTCCTAAGTCAGCTATTACTTTAGCTATAACAGCTTTTGAGGATACCATTTTATATATCATAATTCTATAATTGGCTAGTTAAATTTCTTCGTAATCGTGTATTTTATTTTTTATAAGCTAAGCTAGATGTCTTTTATTAGCTCTAGTTAAAGTAAGCTAATACTTACTCTTATTTGCTACTATCATATCCTATTTGTTCCAGTAAATTCGATATTTAAACCAATCTGAGTGTTCATTAGTCAAATACACTAGCTTTCCTAATTCTTTTGTAGACTTGTAGTCAATTCTAAGACTTCTACCGTCATAATGCTTAGGCTTGTGTTTTACTATCTATATTGACCCAAGTCTATATGGTAACTTCACTTCTTTACCATTTTCTAATAGTTCATCTCTAATATACTAAAAGTAGTCTGTTACTATCTATCTATAAATAGAGTATGGTATATCATATACTGTATCTGGCTCTATACTACTTAAATAGTTATTATAGAATGAAGGAATAGTATAAGAAGCTGTTTTATTTGCTGATTTATTTAGTTCATTCATCTTCTTACTCTTCTATTTACATTAGGATTATAAACATTCTATAAGTCATCTTTACTATCATTAGTAGTATCAGAAGGTTGCATACTTATAGTTCTAAAGTCTTTTGCAAAGATCATATCTTTTATTGTACCCCACATAGCTGCTGGTAAAGGATACTCGTCTGTTTCTGGGTTGTAACATAGTTTTAAATCAGTAGGATCTTCTGCTATTATTTCTACTTCTATATATTCTAACTGATTGGCATCACCCTCTACATATATTCTATTACCTTTAACATATGCTATGTAATCTTTGCATGTATACTTTCTGTGTCTCTGTAGTTTCATCTTAGTTTCAGACCCTAGCTATATTAAATTACCAAACATATCTTTTACAGATACTACTCCAGGTCTAAAATTAAAATCTATTAATGTAGGCAATTCTTTGTCTCCTATATATTCTAGATGACCAGTCTCTTCTTCTACTTTATCGAGATGCATCTTAATAGTCTGAGTATATAAAGGATTTACTGTTCTCCCTTTATCTATGTCCTATTTTATAAGCATTGCTCGATAAGACTTTATCCATATTTCAATCTGATATTTACCTAGCTTTTCACTTTCAGTTATCTGATTATTTCTAGCTTCAAGTAATACATCCTGCACAAGTTCGTTTAATGTCATATTAATATGTATTAATTATAATTGTAATAGTGATTAAACGCATTTTAAGGCTCACTGTGTGATTTTAATATAAGGTAGGTACATTCCTACGTTGTAACTAATAGCTGTTCCTAAAACTAAGTATAATAAAAAAGGTAGACTAAATTGTCTACCTTATTATTACGGTTTATTTTGAGGAACTGGGAAAATTCATAGCTGGTGGTTTAGGAAACCCTCCCATAAACATCTTCTTAGCTTCAGCTATAGTATTCTTAATATCAGTTATCTCATTTTTAATATCGTTTATTTCTTTACTATTGTCTATCTACGGTGCAGTAATTTGTGGTTCTATTTCAGCATCTAACTAATCTAAGATAGCTTTGCACTTTTCCATTTCTTCATCATATTTAGCAGCTGCTTCTTTCTTAGCCTTAAATTCATTGTAATTCTATCTAACCATATTAGCTATTTCTGTTTTATCTGTAGCTATAGTAAGACCGATAGAGTTATCATTAATTATTGATTTATCCTATGGAACTGATAATTTCTTAGATTCTCCGTTACAACTAACATATATATCTACTAGTTTTCTTCTATTCTATCCAGGTAATGCAAACTAACCTTGAGGTAGAGGTTCATCGTAAGGACCTGAAACCTAAGTAATAGAACCGAGACTATAAACAGTAGTCTTTTTAAAAGTTCCTAGAACTTCTAATACATGGACGTGATCTCCAATTTTTAATTGATTGAATAGCATAATGAATTGGTTTAAAGGGCTACCATTAAGATAGCCCTGTTTCGTTATTTAGTTTACGCTGTAGCTGGAGCTACAATGTGATTTATAGTTTGAAATACGCCAGTACGTTTGTCATAATATATTAAGTATTTGTTACCAGTTGAAATTTCTTCGGTAGGCATTTGCTCTCCAGAACCATTTAGTAAAGCTTTACCACTATTAGTATTAACACTAGCAGGATTAGATGACACCTAGCTAGAACTAACAGAAGTAGCTACAGATACTAATGATCCTTCGCTAGCACCAGTTGCTGTATGATTAATATTAAGTAATATCAATCCTCTGCAAGGCAACTGTCTCCATTGAAATGGACATATACCATATGTAACAGTATTGTTAGTGGTATCTACATTAGAGAATATTGTATCAAGAGTAGGTATACCACCTTGATCAATACGTCTTATTCTATAAGGATTAAAGAAAGGGTTAAACATAATTACCTCCTTTCTTATTAGCAAGCACAACCGCAACCGTCGTTATATCCGTAACCGTAACCAGTAAATCCGCCATTACATCCGAACGGGTTGCATGTTAAATAAGCTGGAACTGGACATGGACGCAATTGGTTAACAATATTAGCAGTTTGAGCAGATTGTGATAGACCTAATTCTAAGGCTGACTTTTCAGCACGCAATGTATCTATCTTATTCTGCATTTCACGCATTTCAAGTTGACAGAACTTGTCATTTATCCAGGCTTTTGTAAGTTCTACAAAATATTTAATGTGATCACCATTTGTCATATTTACTACTGCACGATAGTAATCTGAACGTACCATATTGAGAGCGACGTACCAATCATACTTATTAAACTTTTCACTTTTCAGATTGATTCCGTATTGATTGGCGATTGAAGTAGCTTCTTCTAAACTCCAATGTTCTCCACGAGAGCCATCTTCATTTTCCATCTTTGAGACTGCTTTTAGTGCCTATTCTTCATTGAAGTGTGGACCGTACATAGCCTCATGACGTTCTATTTTCAGTCTTTCTCTCATCATATTGAATATTTTAATTATATTACTAATAAAGTTCATTTTGATAATTCAACTATTCTAGTATTTTCTATTTTGATTAATTTATTACTGTTATCTATTTGGTACTTATAAATAGTTTTCTTTTTAAAATCAAAGTGAAGGAGTCTCTAGAACCAATTCTTATACTATCTTTTGTATATTTTTTTCTAACCTACAAACACTGTTTGAGAATTTCTAATATCTAGATGATGTTTAAGGAGAGTATCTTTTTTGCTTATAATAATTGATGTTAAACTATTTGGTTTGATTTCCACTTCAAAGTCATTTGATTTGACTACTACTGTAGTATCGTGTACTATTTCTTGCTCCTATATCTACACTTGAGATAGCTCCTTCTCTTTGATTTTTAATTTCTTCTAAGTAGCTTTTATTTTCTATATTAAGCTATCTTTGGTTTCTTTATATTCATTTAAAGTAAGCTACAATACTTGATTCTACTTAATACTTTCCACGGTTTGTTTCATGTAGAATTCGTAATTGTTAGTTACTCTATCTATTTCTAAATTCTTCTTTTGTAGCTAGTCATGCTAATAAAACAAAATAGCAGTGAGTATCGAAATGACAATCACTGCTATTATTTTGTAATACTTTTTAAACCAACTGACAACTTGTAGAATTTTATTTTTTGCTAAGCTTATCAGTACTGGTATCATTTGTAACAGTATTAATATTTTTCTAGTCTTCTATTATATCTGAAATATCAACGTCTAGGTATTTTTCTGCTTTAGATTTTATTATCTTAGAAAGTAATTTTGTTATTATTGAATTAGGCTTTAACGCTTTACGTGATTCTAATAATGATATTATTTCTGCAAAACATACAGCACCCGCTGCAACTTTAGCTAGCACCAGATCTGCATATGTCATAAATATAAACTTATCTAATAAAGTAAACCCAGCGATCATTACTGATGCAAACATTAGTTTTTCTAAAGTATTCCATAATTTACCAGATTCAATATCTTTGTGCCCTGTGAATTTTCTATATACTTTATACCCATAGATTAAGTCTAATATTATGAACAGAAAAGCAGTACCTATTAAAGGCACAGCTGGAGCTATTATAGTTGCAATCCCAGTACACCAACCTAATATAGATTGGTAACCGTTAGCAAATATACGTCTAGCGAGATTCATTACTTGTTCACTTCTACTTAACACAATCATTAATTTTTTTCTGAGATTAATGCTAACAACATTAGCTAGCATATGAAAATACCTTTGACATTTTATTTATGAAACGTCTCCTGTATGTATATGTTACTATAAGTAAAAGTATATACAGGAGATGTAATAGCTCTTTTTGCTAACTCAATCTATATTATATACTGACCAATCTAATGAATCTTTTAAAGCCCATCCAGCTGTTAAGGTAGTAGTAACATGATCCATGGCTTTCTGATAAAAGTCAGTCAATTCATCAATAGTTTCAAATGTATAATATATTGGATACTCACTACCAAATTTAAATGTAACAGGTAATGATTGACTGTTGGTCTATACTGCTAAATCAAACGCTGCTTTATAGTTAAATTGATTTTCTTTAGATAACCACACTGGCATATTTTTCCATACAAATCCAGAGTAAATCTGAGAATCTATTCTATCGTTGTACCATTTTAATACTACATCTTTTATCTCATCTAAGGATGGTTTGTGTTTAAACTCACATTCTAAAAATGATACTCCTCTTTCTTCTTGATTTCCTTCTTCATTTTGTTGATATTCTGGTTGTATATCCCAACGTATTCTCCACTTATTTAATTTGTTATTTATACATTCTATATATTTAATATCTGCATTACTATAATTTCTCATGGCTTACTTATTTAACTTTCTTATATCTATACATATCATTTGGTCCGTACTTCTAGAACCATTTTATACTTACTCCAGTAATTCTTTTAAACAAATTACCAGAGTGAGCGTGCTTAGCTAAACCATAGAAAGAAGATATTAATATTCTTTTTCTCTTTTTACTTTTTATGGTTTTAATCTTTTTAGCAAATTTCTTTTTGATTCTTTTTCTAATAGCTATTTTACCATTTGGCATTCGAGTTGTTGTAAGAACGTTGAACTACTTATAGTTTCCTACGGACCTCTACCCATGTTTTAGTAATTTTATTTTAAAGTTTTAAAAGTTTCTATATCTTTTTCTTCTATGATAGTACCTCTGAAGGCAAGACGGGAACCACCGTTCGTGTAAGTATTCGAAGCCGAGCCGTCCGTACTCAAGAAAGCCACACCCCCATTGACAGACGAGCTGTCGCCAGAACGCCGAACCACCTAATTAGAGTCTTCTGAAAAGTACTGAATATCACAGAATCCAGTAGAAGTTGTTCCAGAAGTAGTATTAGGTTTCATAACAAGATCTAAATGCTCTCCAAATACCATTACAGTAGGGCAAAATGTACCTGTATATGGGTGAGCTTGAACTTCTCTGGAACTACCGTCATCCTCTACTATATAAAATTTATAATCAGTACCACCAGGATTAAACGTAGCATTGTCAATAAATTCGTATTTATTGCCCCACCAGTTTTCTAATCCTAAGAAGTTTGTGCTACCACTATTTCCTGTTGCAGAGGCTGATGAATCATTCATACCTAAACTATTAGTAAGTCCAGTAGTCTTAGTATAAGAATTAGCACCACTACCTATAGTAGCTTGGCAATTAGTATTACCATATAATGCGTAATATAACACTCCTACAATGCAATGGTGTTTCCATTTAACAAGAGTGTATCCAACACCATTTTTTCTAGCATATGACTTAAAATCTATTTGTGAAACACTATAAGTAGATGATACACCTGATATACTAAGCAATTGAGAATAATTGACAATGCCTTCATAAGCTCCAATTAAATCGTTACCATCCCACTCTTTCCATGTACTATCTTGCTATCTATTAGAAAATCCTATCTTCCAAATATTAGTACTAGTTTCAGTAGCTTTATACCAAAATCTAGGTATTCTAACAAATACTCCATAATTAATACTTCTAATGTAAGCAGAGGCTTTAGTTAAATTATCATAGAATTTAGTAGTATCATTATCGCTTAACTGGCATATAGTAACCTACCCATCTCCAGTTTTCTTTGCAACATACCTATGAGTGTTATTACGTATCCACTATAATACAGTACCGTTAACATCTCCTGATATCATAGAGTTAGGATCTGTTACAGTTTGATCTATTATAATTTCATCATACCTTGTATATTCAAGGTTTATAGTCCTCATCTATTGTGAAGCTGTGTATTCTAAGCTTTCCGCACTAATAGTATATTTGTCTATATCAGAAACTGATACATAATATTTAACTCCATACACAATTCTTGTAGTTAAACTGCTGCCAGTAGAAGTAGCTATGACTTCATCGTTATCTTTATTTTTAATATCAATCTAAACAGAATGGGCTACTCCATCTTTTTTAACAGATACTGTTACTTGTTCTTTTCCGTAGAAATCACTATTCAAATTAGCTAATGCTAACTTGTCCTCTTTACTCATCCATCCATCTGTTGTAGTAGTAGCATTATCTGCTATTTCACTAGTCAACCAACTTACTTCATTACTACCATCTACAGCTTTAGTAGTCTTACCAATAGTTAAGTTTCTACTAGTACCCCATTTAGAAGTAGTAATGCTAGCACTACCATTAAAGTCAGTGCCATTAATCTATATTGCTGTTTGCAATTTGGAAGCACTTAATGCATTACCTTGTATTTGTTGATTAAAGTAGATAATATCACTAAATGTCTTTTTACCAGCTATTGTTTGAGTACCGCTTAAAGTAACAAAATTACTAGTATCTACACTCTCAAGTGGTGTATATCCTAACGCTGTTGTTACATTAGTCTTGTTAATACTTATAACACCTCCATCTGCCAATGATATATTACTACCTATTTTAACACCACCCAGTGTTTGTGCTGTAGCTGCTGGTAGTGTATAAGCATTAGCTCCCTATGCAATGCCATCTAATTTGGTTTTATCAGCAGCAGACATAAAACCGTCCTTACTAGTAGTAGCAGCTACAGGTTTATTTTTAATATAATCATCTGAATTGATGTCAGTTTGATTCCAATCAGATTGTACATTTACCTCTGCTCCACTAGCTATACCAGCTAATTTATTCTTTTCATTAGTAGTATAATCATTAGTGCTAAGACCTTTACCTACTATCTTATCTACTTTATTAGACTCTGCTATAGTAGCTCTAGTAACTTCCTCTTGTAACTTACTAGTTAACGTATCTATTTTATTATTAACGCTGTCGATATCTATTTCGATTCCTTCTGTTGAAATAGTGGCTGATATAACATTATCGTCAGATATTTTTATATTACTACCAGCTGTTAACTTCTTTTGATATTTAGCTTTTATATCATTAATAGCGTTCAGTATACTGCTATTACTATCGTATAGCTTTTGATATAATTGCTAAAAATCTACTTGCTTAACAAAGTCTTTAAAATCGTCAGAAGTAACTATACCAGCAGAAACATCACTAGCTTTAGGTAATGATATAGCAACAGTGGTAGTATCATATTTTGCGAGTACCATTTGTACTTCATTGGGGTTAGAAGTTCTAAATGTAATATTCTTAATCACATCTTTTACTTCTTCATCATCTACTTTACTTTCAACCGACCATACACTAGCTTTATCATTAAGCAGCTAGTTTACCTATACTTTAGTATAGTAATTACTTAAATCTGGAATACCTCCAGAAGCTGCTAATCTTACCCATTCTGTACCATTATAATATTTAATACTACCACCATAAGGGTTATCATAAAGGTCAACCCAGTAGTCAACTTCTACTGGGTTAGGTTGGGTATTAGTAGCAAAAAATCTTACTGTATCCATACTTCATATATTATGCAGCTGGAGTTTCCAATGCAGAAACTCTAACGGTTAATGCGTCAATCAAATCTTTTAAAACTTTACCTTGTGCTGCTGACAAAGCGTCTACTATACTAGTACTTGTCAAAGTATTATTAACATTAACTTTAGTATCAGCAGTAGGGGGAGTATAACCTAAAGCAGCAGTAACATTTGCTTTAGTTAGACTGATAGTGCCACTAGTGTTAGTAATATTAGCACCAGTCTTTACACCACCTAAAACAGATGTAGTTGCCTCAGGCAAAACATATTCATTAGCTTGAATTGATATACCATCTAACTTACTCTTGTCAGCAGAACTCATCAAACCATTTGCACTACTAGTAGCCACATTGTAAGTGGTGTTATTGTCATTCTACCATTCTACACCACTTGCAGTCTTCTTAAGTACTTGACCATTAGTACCACCAGTTGGAACCCCTTGCATATTATCTAACTTACTCTTATAAGAGTCAGTAAAGTCATTACTAGAAAGTTCTTTACCTGATACTTTATCTACTTTAGTTGACTTTAAGTTATCTACTGATTTCTGTAACTGTTCAATGTCTTTAGACTAATCGTCATTAGTCTTATCATTGACATCTCCCCATTTACCATTACCTTTAAAATACTTAATAACACCTTTGTTTGGATTACTGGTTAGATCTACCCAGTATGTGTATTCTTTCGGATTTGGAGCTGTATAGCTCTCAATAATTTTAACCATATACGTATATTTTATAATTATCAATTCTAGTGTATTACAAATTGCAACAGTTTAGTAGAATGTTCTCTACCACCTATACTTAAAGTAATTCTAGCCTATCTAGATCCTTGAGTAGTATTAGGTTGTAAAGTAATAATGATACTTTTTCTAGTAACTTCTATATCTACAAAATCTGAAGTACTGTAACCTTTAATTTCTTCTATAGTATCATTTAGCTTTAATGATACTGATTCACCACTTTTACTAAATCTATGTGGAGTAATATTCCAAGCATCTACTACTTCTGGTATTAGATTCTTAGCTCTTTCGTCAACATATAATATATTATATAATATTGTTTGCTTTTCCATAATGACGCATTTTAAGGCGTTTTAAGACACTTTCTATGTGTAATAGATTAACTTATCCTTCAAACTCTAAAAGTTTGTTAGAAGAGCCCTTAGGTACGTAACAATCGATGTGGCACCAGTTCGTATCTCTCTCTAATCTAATAGGATACTCAAACTTATTTACATTGCTCCTTATTAAGTTTCTAACAGATTCTGCATCCATACCAGGAACATGAAAGTCTACAGCTTTACCTAAACTATGAGCTGACATATAGATACTAGTTTTACTCTTCACTAACTAACACATGTTACATCTTAAACCTCTCTGACTATAACTACCATTAGTAGCCCAAGTATTAATTACCATTGGTTTATTTATTACTATAGTTCTCAATACATATAGAGTACTTAGTAACTCTGTTGATATGAACTGCCATGAGTTGTCTTTAAACTTATTATAACAATGAGGGCATACTAGTTCTTTTATGTTGAAGTATTTACTAACTTCTTTAATTAACTTGTTTCTATCCATTACTCCTCCTTTCCGCTCCACTCTTCAGTATTAAGAATATCATTTAATTCTTTACTGTCATAGAGGTAAGATTCTACTTGCTTTTCATCTTCTCTATAAAAAATAGGTTTTAACCAATCTTCGTGTAAGATTACTTTAGTGCTATCAATATTCTTTCTTGCGTGTTCAGGAACTACTATACCGTGTTCCAAGCACCATTCTATTGTTACTACAACGTATCTCATTTTAATTCATATTTATCAATTACGTAATCAATTAATTCTTGCTCTGTGAATCCGTCTGCCTCTGTTGGTATGGAGTTGAAGGCTATGGAGTTGTAGAAGGCGAGTTTGGAGCAATAATTCTTAGTGTTCCCTTCTTCCCAAAAGAAAGAAGTAGCTTTACTTGTCTCAGGCTTAACGTTAGCGTTTACAGTCGTAATTATATGTTTCACTCCAAACAATTCATTATACTTAATAGACTTGTTTAATACTCCGTTAATATAAGTTACACCATCCCGATTTCCTGCATAAGCAATACTACTACCGCCTGTAAAGATATAGAATGGATTGATAACTAACGGGTTCTTCCTTTGCGAGTAGAACATTTTAGAAAGGTTAAGGTCTCCTATCGGATTAACCGTCATAAACAGCATCTTCACTCCACTACTCAGATTCTCTACCAATCCGCAATCATCTACACCATCTGTCACTAATGCACCGGGATATTCGGGTATCTGAGTAATGGTGATGTCTGTGGAGTAGGGTTGGTCGGAGATAACAGATATATAATTATATCCAACTTTACCTTGATTAGTATCTAATTTTATATAATTATCTCCATTATGTAACTCAACTCTATTGTCGTATGCAGTATATTGGGCAACGTAAACTTTATTATCGTCTAATATCCCTTCAACATGCCAATTGCAATAAATTATTCTTTCAACCACGTTTCTAGCTCTATAATACCCGAATTTGTTCCAATCTTGTGCCGGTTCCCTTTAATTTGTCTGCCATTTATATGGTCGAATCTAATATCAATTGCACCACTTACGTTAACAAACGCCTCATTCTTATACCCATCTACACCGCTCATCGTGTCGAAGAGAAAGTTATTTAACTTCATTCTTCTTCCTTTACCCGACAAGTCCTGCAAGTAAGCAGACTCCTTCAATGTTTCGTTGGTCGCACCTTGCTTCTTTACGTCATACTGGAATACTATATGTTCATTGATCCAGTTAGACATCAGTTTCTCCTTACTATCCTACTGCTTAGCATAGCGATCTTTTTCTCTTTCATCAATGATTACACCTCTATCATCAACATCATACTCTAGTATCTTATTCCCTAATACGTGTTGCAATGTTACCTTTTTCATTTCTTTCTCTGCTCCTAGACATATTATCAACTAGTAAATCAGCTATAACATTTATACCTAACTGTTTACTATCACTTATATATTGTTCTTGCATAACTGCTAAGAGCATCATATAGATGCCCTCTAGCAGTTCTCTATCACTCATTAGTTTCAGTTGATTCTAAATCATTTGATCTTTCATCTTCCTTTAACCTTTGTAACGCATCAATGAAAAATGGAGTACCATATTTATTAGCATAGTTCATAATCATACTAAATTCTTCTTCAGTGTACTCTTCCTCACCTTTGCTATTATATAACTTTAATGCTAAAGCATAACCAGATATTCCCATAGCTGTTTTATAAAGACTATCTGCTAGTTCTTTTGCAGCTTGTGCTAGTACAAATTCCTTTTTGTCTAACCCTGTATATACCTTTAATTTATTAAAATCTATTTTCATATATTCATTAATTACTAAAGAACATTTCATTCCAATAGCTACCATCAAATATAAATCCTCTTATCTTATTATCACTATACGATTGAGAATATCTTGTACCTCTTTGGTCAGCTAATCGAATACCACCACTAACGGTCAAGTTACCTGTATTGACAGATTTTATGTAATATATCTTACCTTTATAGAATGCTCCTACACTAGGGAAACTAATAGTAATACTACTAGTATTATTACATACTATAAAGTCATCACTAGTCTTAGCGTTATAACTACTAGTTACTGTTACAGTATTAACACACAAACCGTTTATTAATATTCTTTCATTATCTCTAGTTACGAACTAACAACTACCAGTAGATTCTATAGCTTTAGTACTAGTAGGACTACCTGCTTGAGCTATAACAGATAAACCAGCTGAATTACTACCATAAGCCTGAGCTCTAATAGCAATGCCATTATCATTACGAACATCTATAAGACCTGAATATGAAGGATTATTTATCTGTAAGAAAGAGTTACCAGTTAATTTAAATCTAATACTAGCATCGGTAGCGTTATTAACAAAGTCGTTACCAGATATGCTGAAGCCAGCTATATTACCAGATAATATATTAACATTAGTAAAAACACCAGCTTGTGCATTTACAGTTCCAGTAAAATATCCACTTTCAGCTTCTACAATACCATGTATATAAGCATCCTTACATCGTATTGCTCCGTTTTCACTATTCATCTACAAGTTTCCGTTGGCAGAAGCAAATACGTTATTGCTGAAGTTAAATTGCCCCAATTGAGCATTATTAGCCAATAAGTTATTTATACTTAGTACACCTATCTTACTACTAACTTCCCAATAATCACTTGTCATAGAAGGTTCTTGTGCTGTATTATTTCTCTTACAAAGATAAATATTACCGTGATAAATTACATAGTCTATAACAGTTAAATTTTCGTAATTATCATATTTAGAATACTCGTTAATAAATCTTGCAATACAAGTAGCACTACTAGTAGATCCATTAGCTATAAATCTAGCCCATCCATATGAATAACTAGACGATATAGATGGATAACTAGATGACCAGCTAGAAGGAGTATAAGAACTAGAACTTACTCCATACTATATTGTTACACTTGATACACCACTATTTGCTATTTTAACTGGTTGTGAAACAGTACTAGTACCGTCGGAGAATGTAGTAATACAAACTGCTAATACATAATTATAACCACTTATTGAACTTGGTGGCTAACTACTCCATGCTCCATCAATATATTTTTCATTCAAGTCATTTGATGGTTTATATTTAGTAATAACGGACGAAATACTTAGACCTTTCATTGCATTTGTAGCGCGGTCGTTGTAATAAGTTACTCTATCTGACCAAGCTCCTCTATCACGCATTATAGTATACTCACTATTACTACTTTCACCATTAGTACCATCTTTACCATCATATACTACAGGAACTTCAACACTCCATACATTATATGAACCTGTAGGACTAGGAGTAGTATCTGTACTAAAACCAAACCAGAAGTATTCAGCATTTAAACTAGAAGACCAGGATAATTGATAACTAGTACCTGAACCACTATCTGCTTTAGACCAGCTACCACTAGAACTACTCTTATAGTAAACAGCATAGTTACCACTTGCTGATTGAGTAATACCCGAAGTATTAGTACGAATAACTCTTAAAGTACAATTAGTAGTTTGTAAGAAACCTAATCTAGATCTGATAGAAGCTGGAGCACCACTAACAGTTATACTACCTCCTGGAGTACCAGGTTCACCTGGCTCACCCTATTCACCATCTACTGCAAAATTAGTCCATAGTGAACCATTCTTCCAAGCTTGCCATTTACCACCTTCTTTCTTTCTAGCCCACATGTATTGGTATCTTATCTAGCTATTTACAGTTTCAGGATTATCTGAATAACCATTAGGAACATAATCATCAGTTTGATAAGCATCAGATTCTACATCTGCTGGTGGGTATATATTACCATCTGCTATATATACTGGGTCCGAACTAGGATTCAATTGACCTTGTGATTTCCATGTAGACTGTCTTATATAGATATATTCATAACCATCTCCATCTTTACCTCTTTCAGAGTATCTAGCCCATACACCAGGATTAGAATAAGGTTCCCATAATTGGGTAGCTTTATCCTTATAACGCTGACATACATACTCATAAATTATATTAGGTGTAACTCCTTGTGGATTATCAGTCCATTCTGTACCATCTGGTCCAGTACCTGTCCAATCATCAATTTGATTATCAGCTGGTTTTTGTGGTATCTTACCTGTACTATTACGAGCATATAAGAATTCGATACTATTGCCATCTTCACCATCTTTACCATCAGCACCAGTCAATCTAATTATATTGTTCCATTCAGTAGTAGTACCATCTGGATTAACAAATCTCTGAATCTACCACACATATTGACCTTTCTCAACAGCTTGTTCACTATTGGTAGACCAAGTAGAATCATTATCTGGAGTAGTAGTAGGTTTAGTACTTGATACTTTCCATCTATATTGATAGTGACCACCAGATAAACCTTGTTCTCCCCAGTTAGACCATAATGCTGGAGTGCTAAAGTCAGACCATACACTATCTGTTCTTACACGTTTACATGTCCACTCTGCTTTATATGTTTCACTTACACCTTTAGGATTATCAGACCAATCATAGTCTGTAGATCCTCCATTTGATACAGTAGGTATATAATCATTTTGCTGTATAGAAGAAGGAGTTGCTGGAACTTTATCTACATCAGAAGTACGTGTATATATGTATTCATACCCATCTCCATCCATACCTTTTTCACCCCATTTAGACCATATAACTGGTTGTGAGAATTCACCCCAATGACCTTCACCTAATTTAGCTGATTTCTTTTCACGTGTACTTACCCACTCATACTGTTTTTCTTTAGATACACCTTGTGGATTATCAGACCACCCAAATGGTATGTAATCATCCTATTGACTAGTAGATGGAGTATCAGGTCTTGGTTTATCATTAGTAGGAGTAAACAAAGTATATATAAATTCTATCTTAGTACCATCAGAACCATCTTCACCAGTTTCACCTGTAATTCTAATAGGTTTAGTCCAACCAGATAATGATTTATCTGCATATACTGTAGCTTGAGTCATCCAAGTAAATACATCAGTACTTTCTCTTTCTGGTGGATACATGTACCAAGTAGTTACTGAATCAGAAGGTGGTATCTATGTACTTGTAGGTGTTTCTGGTTGTACACTAGAATTAGTATAACAGAATACTGTATACTGACCATCCTCACCTTGTACTGAAGCTCCTACAAATCTTACTGGGTCACCCCATTCACCTTCTTCTATTCGTCTAGAACTCTTAGTTGACATCCATATAGCACTAGCTGTATAGTTTCTATGCCAACCATCAGTTTCACCTCTACCTGTAGGTCTACTAGGTACAGCATCATTATCATTGTATGTTACCCATAAAGCATCACCTTCTAACTGATAATTAAGTAGGAATTCCTTTTTAAATAAAGCTAATCCTTCACAGTTTACAGTGATGTTTATTCTCATGTTACTAACATTAGTAATTTCAGTAATTCTAAATACTCCATTACTCATAGTACACTTAAGACCAGTAGCTTCATACTCTACAAAGTATGTACCTTCACCATATACATCACTATATGCTAATTCTACTGGACCTTTAAATGCTTGAATAGCAAATGTCAATTGACTTAGCTGATTATACTCATCAATAATATTTAAATTATTATCAAGTATAATAGTAGCTGTTTCTCTACTTAATGATACTGAATATGCATCATGACCTTTCATTTCATCCATCTATTCAGGAGTAAACTGAATAAGTGCGCCTGTCATATATACATTAGTAAGATAAGCACCATCACCAGTAAGATTACCATCATTAGGTCCACCTGGTATATTAAGACCATCCAGTAGACCAAACTATGATGCAATATTAGTCCAGTCTATTTGCCATGTATTTACGTCTTTTAAGTATCTTTTGTATGTTCTTGTTGCATATGCACTAGATCGTCTATTAGGGTCTGTGAAGTTGCCATATACAACGAACTTCATTGACTTACTAGGATGTTGTGTAGTACCAGGTTTTAAAGTATATCTAAACTACTTACCAAAAGAGTCTAATACTTCGATAGGTGTAAAGTAAGATGTGCTGAAACCAGCTACTGTATCAAAGCCATTCTCATCAGGTTTTGACTCTGTATCATTACCAGAACCTAAATTGTGAAATATACCTCTACATATATCATTTACTTTGATACCACTATATTCACCTTCCTCTAGTTTAACTGTAACAATTTGATTAGCTATATCTACATCTTCTATAGTACCAAATGCTATAGAGTTCCATAGTTCACCACTAACAACATCTATCTTATTAAATCTTAATTCAGGTACTTCTAGAAACTCTCTAAGGATTAAGCTAGTCATCTCACCTCTACCATCCTTATCTATTTGAGCTCCTGTACCACCAATCATACCTGGTACGAAATGACCTATTTGTACACCTTCTTTTAAATAAGTCATTTTATTGCTTACTAAACCATTGTTAAATGTAATAATACCAGCAGCTTGATCGTCTTGTAGTTTACTAAGGAACAGTTTAGATCCTTCTTGTTTGATCATTGCTTTAACAACAGAGGTATCAACAATACCACCACCTCCTTCACCACCAATACCTAATGCAGATGGTTGTATATTATGCCATGTACCATCGCTAGAGTACTGTAGTAGGTCTCCTTCAGTAATATAAGTAATAGTAACATCCTTCAAAGTAGCTAAATGATTGATTCTTTCTACTAGTGTATCAAGTTCACCTACACTAGTATCTAGAGTATTAATATCACCTTGAAGATCTCTTACTAGTACTATTAGTTCATTTAATTCATCTTTAGTTGCATACTGTGCCATATTAATATCTTATTTAGTTTGTTAACTAACTATTCTACCAAGAGCATCTACCCAAGTGTTATCTCCAGCATAATAAATCATAATACCATCTCTAGAACCTTCAGTTGTCTGCTTATCAGTACAGAAGTAAGCAAAACCTGTTTGTATACCCTAAGTTGGTTTCTAAGCAAAAGTGCCTCTAGTATTATCTATATCACCGTTTATATTATATACAGTACCGTCATTATAATATTTTAAAGAATTATTATCTTTAAAATAAAATTTAGATATGTTTTTCCTAATGCCTAAATCTTTGCTAGCAAATTGATATACTACATCTGGATTTGCAGCTGTACTATAAGAAAATAATAACAATTTAGCTTTATCTTTGCCTTCAATAAATATATTATTATTATTTCTAGAGAAATAATAAGATGAGTTGAATAGAGATTTCCATTCGCCATCGTCTTCATTCTCATAATATGTTTTCATATAAAGAGCCTCTTGCTGAAAACAATAAGATTGAATATAAGATATATCAGTACTGTCATCACTTTTACCCTATAAAGTAGAAGTGGGTTTCATAGCTGTACAATAGCCAAACAATAACTAATTCCATATTTTTGAATATAATTCACTGGAAAAAGCACTATTTAAAAGTTCAGTATTAGCGCTAAATCTAATATATAAATACGTATTATCTATTTTATATTCTATTAAATTTATAAAAGTAGATATACTAACAGGAACAAAATCTACATACCATCTATCTGAAATATATCTAGTTCTTACTTCACCAGCAAGATTGAATACGTCACTATTAATACTTAATTTATATATTGTGGTACTTTTAGAATTTTCATAAGATAATTTGAATCGTGTTACAACATATTTATAACTAATACTAGAATCGTTTAGATATTGGAATTCGCAATCAACTGGAAGCTCTACTTTAGTTAAATAACCAGCTTCTCTATCTGCTCTAATATCTAATAATTTCTTAGAAACAAAAGAGCTTAATCCAATATAACTACATAAGTAACTTATTAAAGATTTAGGAACATATATAGTATCACCATTTAATCTATAATAATTACATAGAAGAACGCTATTATTCTATTCGTTTAAGTTAGTAAAAATATTAATTAATTTGGTTTTAGTAAAAATAATATTAGAATATACTACAGGTAAATTAATTTTATCAGTTCTACCACCTATAACTATTATACCTTCTATAATAATATTGTATTCAAATTTATTATTCTTATTTAGGTTATTGTTTGGAGTAGAGGTACTTCCTACAGTTCTAGAAGTTAGACCTATAGAGAACCCCTTAATATAATTGCCTATAGCAGAAGAATTATAAGCTCCATCATCAAAATATATGCCATTTGCATTATTTGAAGAAGATTTGTTTATTATAATATTTTCTTTGACTATTGTTCCATCTCCTAAAGGATTATGTCCATTTTGATGGGTAAAAATATAAATAACGCCTAAGTCATTGAGACTGTTATTACCATTTATAAAATCTTCTTCTATTATTATTTCATTATGATATATACCCGCACTTATATTATAAGATGAAAATGACCTAGTATTACCTACTCTAATACCAGTATATGTATTAACTATTTTATTATTATATATATAACAATTATCAGAATTAACATTTATACTAGCACCATCATTATATATTATAATTCCTGTATTTTTAAAGTAATTATTAATAATATTGCAATTGTCATTGCCGTTGCTTACAAAAATGCCTTCTTTGTAAATATCTGTGAAGTTACTATTTTGTATACTAATTTTATTTGAGGAGTTAGCTGGTATAACAATACTCTAATAACAATTACTAAATGCGCACGATTGTACTATTAAGTTATTGCTATTATTTATTTGAATGTCACCACCAAAAAATTCACAATTATATATTTCTAGATTAGATGAGCCGTTTATAATATAACTTCCTTTATCTGTGTAATAAACATTAGTTATATATTTAGGTATATACAAATTATTATTCTTATCTACACAAATTGTATCAGAAGTCAATAGTTTGATAGAGTTTAATATTTTATATCTAGCTTTAGTATTGTGTGACCAGTCTCCATTAATATACATATTATAAACATCTGAGTCATTTATAATATTTTTAAAATATAGATATCCCTCAGATATATGGTGCACATTAACGTAAAAATTTACCCAAGCTGATGTATATGTAAATATTAAGTTTCTGCAATCTTCAACATTTAAATCACCTAATTTTGTATAAAGATCATTATCTATTTTAGCTCTTATGTATACATCTTCATTAGTAACAGACTCGTATAAATTATCAATTTTTATGTTAGAACTTATATTATAAGCTTCCATCTTGTCATTTAACATGTATGTATCATTTTCACCACAATATAAAAGTTTATTGTCGCTTTGAAATTGATCCATTATGCTATAATCTGAAGATAATTTTACTATATAATGTGTAGGGGTTTCTGAATTTTGTTTAGTTATATTTATAATCTACTTAGAGTATATAATTTTACCTCCAATTATCTTTAGAGTATTTGTCTTATTTGTTATATTTAACCCACTGCTATATATATTATTTCTTATATATATAGTAATATTCAAATTACTTTCATTAAAATGTTGTATAGCCTACTGTAATTCTAATTCGTTATTGACTATTATATAGTCATTTCCGAAAATAGAATCCGAATGATTATCTACATTTACACTATTGTCTAGCTTAATGTTTCTGAAAATTTTATTTCCGTATATACTACTACAATTTATTAATGTGCCATTACTTAAACTACCACCTTCAAACTTCAAAGTACTACCTTCAGGTATAGTAATTTCCTAGTTATGCAGATCATAATCATATCTAATTTCATATACAGTATTCTGTTGATTTATCATACTTTGTGATAGTATGTTCTTACTATCTTGTATATTCTTTCTAAGTATTTTGTAGCCTTTACCGCTAAACTTCTCAGGATTGTACTTTCTATCTGCAAACTTTAACTTATCATCATTGTTTGATGTTATATCCTCTTCGTCAGGTAATACTCCTTCTATAAACTCTTTAAACTTACCAGTAGTAGAATCTATGTCATTACTTGAATTGTACTTATAATGTTTACCAGTTTCTATGCAATATGATATATGACCTTCATCTATATTATTATCTGAATAGCTTTTCATACTCTAAAGAGTATCAAAACTATCTCTATCAAAGTTAGGTTTCTTTCCTCTATAATTAAAATTATCAGCTACTTGTATCATACAAAATATATTTTATAATTGTCAACAGTACTTGCATCTTTTAATATATACACATTGTATTGTATATTATCTATGATTACAGTTTTCTTTTCAAATGACTCTCTTATTTCAAATTGATTCTAATCCTTAATACTACTGATACCTCCAAACTCACTAGGGTATGCATATAGTATTTTTTGATAGCTAGTACTAAAAATATTAGTAAAATTATTAGAACTCTGGAATACACTACTTAATTGTTTTATATTCTCAGAATCTGTTACAAAGTCATTAGCTACAACTCCATAATAGCACTTCTTTTTATCTCCAATATATTGTGGGATAGTGTATTTTATTTCATGACCTAATAGCTCATATATCATAGCTAACATTTTCTTTATAGATTCTAAACTTATTTCATATTTAGTAGACTGCTAAATTAAATCATATATGTAATTAGCACAAGTTAAATTAAGTATTTGACAGCTATCATAGTCAATATTATACTTAGTCTATTCTTTTAGCCTACATGCAGTTTTATATTCTTCTTTTATCATAATGCACACATTCCATTACAACATTTATTACATATTCTATTATTAGTACACTTACTGCAATTATGACAACTGTGCATGCCTAATAATCTACTTAAATCAATATAATGACTTATAGCATCTTCAGTAAGATTATTATCTAAAGCATAGTTTAATAATTGTGATTTAAAATCACACATCGTTATAACATGTTTTTGATGTTTATCTAAGCATGTGCTACAGTAAGTATTCAATAGATTTACCTTAGCTAAGTACAACTCTTGTTGGTCTATTGCTATGATTTCGTCTCTATCTCTATTTGTAGTCAAAACGCTCACAATAAAAGAAGTTTCTTCATACTCACTAACGTCAACAATAATTTCATTATCCTCTATAGCTATGTCAGTTATAGTATGTGTGTGTTTAGTATCTTCATCAGAGTACATATTGTTTTGATTCAATACAGAATCTAAGTACACCTTACTAACATTTGCATTGGCATCTAAAGTTATAGTAAGATTGTTATCTTTTAATACAGCATTAATTATTTTCATATCTATAAAATTAAAAAGGCGAAGCCGAGGATAAACCTCAACCTCGCCAGGTTTTAAATAAAGAAACCGTTATTTTGTTGTTAAATTACTCAGCAACAACACCAGTAACAAATGACTGCAAAGCCTTAGCAAATACAGAATCACTCAAGCTACCGGCTTTTACATACAATTCAGTAGTAAGCGGAGTAGTTTTAATATACTGGTTATCAGGACTTAAATACAAGTTATCGTTCTCAATAGTAACGTAATCGTATGTAGCACCTTCAGATACTTTTCTATCTTGTTCAATAGAAGGATAAGCACCAGTCATTACAATACCTTTGTAACCCATCATACGTACTTCAGCGTCACGAACTTGTTTCCAGTAACCTTTACCAGGTTTACCTTCAATGTCTTTAATAACAACACCAGGTACTGATTCAGGTACGTTAGATAACAAAGCACCAGGAATAGTAACATATAAAGAAGCAGACATAGAAACGATTGAATATTCATTCAATGAATTTACTCCTTCATTGTCGTCTTTTTCCATAGCTGTTAAAGTAAGTTTATGTGCTGAGAAAGCTGCTGTAATACGACGATTAGCGTGAGCGTTAATCTTCTTCAGCAATGCATTACCAAGATCATCAGCAGTTTCAGATGTTGCAAAAGCTTCGTAAGTATGAGTGAACTGACCTGGAGCTTCATAAACATCTTTGTAAACGATACGAAGAACGTATCTGTGACCAATAACAATAGAAGCGTCAGTAAAGTCGATTTCAACCTTTTCTTGAACAGGAGCTTCATATTCACCAATTACATATGAAGGCTTAGAAGCTTTCTGAATAGGATTTGAATATTCAAATACATTCTTAGAAGCTGCGTTGCCATTAGGAAGTGTGATATTTACTTTCTTGTCACATACACCAATATATACAGCAGAAGCTTTAACTGCTTCAGCAGCAGTTTTAATCAGTACTTTATTTTCATCAAACAAAGCAACATCACCAGCAGCCAAGGAGTCAATATTAGTATAAGATCCTGGGCAATTTTTACCGATAAGTACGGTGTCAACTCTAGTTATCATATATCTATAAAAATAATTAATTATTAGACTTAGCGCTAGTCTGCTTGTCTTCTACTTTCCCTATTGCAGATTTCCACGTCGACAAGCGCATTAATTTATTTACTCCATTTGATTAACCTCGTTGGAGTATACCGAGTAATTCTACATAGGCTTGGTAGCTAAGTATAATTGTATAGCTATCTTTACTATTTCTAAGTGAGTATGTTCAGGTAAACTAGTATATTCAGTATTAGTAATATTACTTGCATTTATCTTAGCAGGTTTAGATAAGTAAGTTATCTTATAATTACTTACTTTATAATTACCATCTGTATATAAAGTTATACTATTATCATGGATTAGTTTTAAAGGTCTAGCTGAACAGTATTTTAATTTATGTTCTGACAAAGTATTACTCAATTGCCTATCTATAGTTTCAATAGTAGATTCTAATGTATCTGTATATTTTACTTTATAATCTCCTTCATTGTCTTTCTCCCAACAATCATTTTCACCATTAGGAGTTATACCAGCAGTATCACCTAGTAATAATACATAATCAGAAGGTAAAGTAACAGTATATGTATTATCCTACTCATTAATGTCACTAGAGAATACTTTAGTTTTTATTAAAGTACGTAGATCATCTATACGTTTTTGAGTCTGTTCAAATCCCTATTGTTTAAAGTTTATTCCAGAATATCTAGTCTTATAGTATTTATCTATTGCTTCATTGATGAATGCTATAATAGTATCAGAACTCAATTTGTTCTCTACTACTAAACTAGGGTCCATTAGTTGTAGTCTACGTTCTACTTCTATTTGCATCTATCTTTCTGTCATAATTATTCATCAATTTGATTAAGCTGTGATTTAGTTTGAACTCTTTTAGATTCTATGTCTTCAAGGGCTAATTCTACAGCTCTATTAATAACTTCAAACTACATATATTCTGGTATTTCACTCATGCCACTAGCTGGTAAATTCTCTATCTTAGTAGGAGTTTTTACGTAAGTAAGATCTATTGAGTAAGATGTACTATCCATAGATAGATCATCTATATAAACTATCAATGTATTATCTTGGATAACGCCTACTGGCTCTTCAATCCAAGGATTATTATTGTAAGTCTTCTTAAAACGTTTAGCACTATCGTGGTCAATAAGCTTAATATCAGCTTTCTTATTATTGTAGTTTAAAGTAGCATCCACAAAGAACATTCTCTAACCTCCAAATAAGTTTTCTAACTTGCATTGATTTGAATTTGATACTTTCGATGCAACTAACCCGCTATCTGTTTTAACTAACTTTTCTAAATCATGCACTCGTTTTACTGACTTTTCAAATGGAGTCTATAGAGAATTGTTACCTGTGAATTTATTACTTACTTCTTGATATAAACCTTGATTTAACCAATAGTCTATTTCCTATGGTAAGAAAGATGGGCATCCTCCAAAAGCTACACTCTAGGAGTTCTTGTCCATTGCTATCTTAAAGTATGAGTGAAATTCAGATCGTGTCATTATTATTTAGATTTTATCTCTCCGATTATACTTAAGTACAAGTCTTGATTCTTTTTATCCTTCAAGTATGCAATCACGTCTTCAAGACCATTGCCTATTAGATCTGTACCAAAGTAATATGCAGATCTATTCTTACGAATAATGTTCTTACTTAATGCTTCTTCAATAATGAAGTTAATTTCTTTGTTAGGGTTTTCTACCCAAATTCTAATAAATTTAGCTGGATCTCTTTCAATATTTTCAGTAAGTCTAGCTTCAACTAATTCATTAGACATTGTATCAGCTTTAATACCAAACAGTCTAAGACATTTACGCATATCTTCAAGGCTCATCTTATCCAATGCTCTATAAGCATCACGTTTAATCTTATTAATCTTATTAGCTTGTTCGGCTTCAGCTTCTTTATTAATTAGTACATAATCAGTAGCAGGAGTTACTTTATCTAATCCGTTAGCTACTCTCTTATGTTTCAATAAGAATAAATATTGTAATTCTCCTTCTGGTCTATCCGTATTAATAATTAATTCTCTTTTACCGATTTTGATTGCAAATGTATCCCAAAATGTACTACTTGGGTCTAGTTCACCTTCTGCTTTACCCATTTTCTATTCTAACTCTCTGGCTTTCTCTGTAGTTAGACCAGTATATCTACTACCTGATCTAGTCCAGTAAGTACTTACATAATCAAAACAGTTAGACCATTTTATTAATCCTGTCCAAGGATTTATTTTTGTTAATTTAACGATTACTTCCATAATTATATAATTAGAGTATTCAAGTCATTCTTTATATTTCCAGATAAACTTGGTAGATTTAGTTACTTTTGTTTTTCCATTAGCGCTATTAGCTATAGTTTTTCTATCTTGACCTGTGTTTTTACTAGCTTCGGATATACTATCAAACTCTGCTAACAATTTTCCATCTAATGAATATTGTAGTACTTTCTTTCCGCATGCTTCTGTAGCTCTTTGTTTTATTAAAGCTAATTCTTCAGCAGTTCTTACTTTATTTTTTCTAGACTCTATGTTAGCCTGTCTGCATTTATCAGAAATCTGTGGTTTCCAATCTGGTAGTATAGCTGCTAAAGATGGGTCTACTTTACTTGGAATTTCTTTATAATCTTCTTTATATAACCATATATATGGATTTCTTTCAGATATTAATACTCTTTTCCTTTTTAAGGATGATATTATTAATGAGGTATTTATTCCAGTTTTTCTACTGGCTTCGTTTACACCACTATATTCTGTTATATAATCTCCATCTAAAGTGTATTGTAATACTGGTTTTTTTCTAGTTTCACCGATTTTACCAGATTCCCAATACTTATCTCTACTTTCTGTTCGTACTTTACCAGCTTCAGATAATAACTTTCTAGTATATTCACTAGCTGTTTTACCAGAGTTAGCTATACTTATTTTTTGTTTAGTTTCTTCAGAACAAGGTCTACCAAAAGTACCGTCTCCACCTTCCGTCATATTGTATCCCTTTTCGGGATTTGTAGAATCATATTCTTTTATAAAGAACTTTTCTTTTTCTTTAAGTTCTTCTGCATTTTTACAGAACGATATGATATTAATATCAAATCCGTCTGCTCCATACTTTCTAAGAGCGTTATGAAATCTAAAAGAGGAGCCGTGTTCAGCTTCAAATAGATGCTGTTTAAATCTAGCACCAGCTCCTCTATTGGTTATACCTATATAAATTTTTCCGTTTACTTTATTTGTAATCTTATACACTTCGTAACTTAACATATAATTATCTGTTTAAAATTGTTTATATTAAAAACGTAGATAACTTAATTAAGTTACTCAAGCTGTCAGGTAATTACACGTTAAAGTTAGCTAATTATTCTGCCATCATGATTAGCTCCCCACACGCCCGAGGATCTTTCAACATAATACCGCATTCACCTAAGAAATGTACTGCATAACCGTCCTTAGCGTTAGAACGAACTTCAGTATTAGAGTGAGCATAACCAGCAGGAGTTACAGAACCAGCTGTACACCAGCTAACGAATTCACGATCTTTACGAACTACTTTAACTACATTAGCTTCGCCATCACGACGACCAAGATCCAAGAAAGTAATACGGTAAGATTCCAGCGGTTTCAATGTTACTGGATGCAACTGACGGTTATGAGTCAAATCATCATACAACGGGAAATATTTCAAAGTAAGTTCAATACCATTGCTCATAGCATAAGTTTTGAACTGACCACCGAATTTCAAGTTTTCACCAGAACCAGATACAAATACAGTATCAATCATGTTCAAGTTAGCCATCTTTTCTTTCAATACACGGTCAAATTCACGAAGACCCATTTCACCAGTCAAACCGATGAATTTACGTTCGTTAGTACCAAGTACATTGTAAGACAAATCTGACAAGAAGTCTTCCAGTAATTCTGCTGTCAAACGAGTGTAATAACGTCTGTTAGACGGAGCAATCTGTTCCAACAAACCAGCACCAATAAATACCATTTGTGTTCAATAGGGTTCGTTAATCCCTACCCGAGGAGTTGTGCTAATTCTCCTCTGCTATACGTTTCCGTATAGATCAGACTATATCACGATCTTCTACTGCTTTTGCAGCGTTCAGACCTTCCCCACTTCCACTCACTTGAGTGTACTCGCCCGACGGCGATAGTCGTTGAGGTTTCAAGGGTATTCTTTCAATTTCGTAATCTGCAAACATACCACTTATCGGAGTTCTTACTCCTGTGACAATTTGTCTTAGATACCTTAAACAGAATTTACCAAGATGTTTTAACATTTTATGTCTATTTGTAAATTCTAAAATTTCACCTGTCTTAATATTTGTAAAACGATATAGCATTGTATCTTTAGAACCTTGTTCAACAGCTTTCTGTATATTTTCAGATTGTGTTGTCCATTGTAGATTCTCAACTCGGTTATCTGCTCTATTTCTATTTATATGATCTACTACAGGTTTGTTATCTGGATTAGGTATAAATGCCATTGCAACTAATCTGTGCATCATAAATTTCTTAGATCTATCACCGTAGTTTAATTTAACTCTTACATATCCTCCACGTGAATAAAAAGGCTTAATAAAATCACCAAGATACTCTGAGTAAATTCTACCATCGTTTGTTATTTTATACTTGGATTCATATCCGCCCAAGTCTACAGGTAATTCTTTAAATACCACTTGCTTACCTGCTGATTGTCCATTTGCTATTGTCTGCATATTATATAAACTTAATTATAATTATTATTTGGAGTTTCCAGCATTTCAGGGAAATTCGTTATAATATTTCTATTATAACGCCCATATGTATCATACAAAGTAAATGTAAATTACTTCAATACGTTTAGGTCGTCCGTTCTTACCTTTCAAGTTACAAGAACCATCCTTATTTACGTTGTTCTGATTATATACTAAAGCTCTTTCGAGACGCTTATACCATTCACGCATAGCTACCCATTCCTGGAAAGTTGACCATAAGTAAGAAGTCTTACCTGATTTAGGATCTCTCAAAGCAATAGCCATTACTTCAGAGTATGCAGAACCTGTAATATCATAAGACAAACGAACTGTAGTCAAATAGTTACGCATCTTGAAATGAGTATTATAGTTCAGGATATCAGCTTCTTCACTGTATTCTTCGTAAGCAGATGCCAAACGAGATACTTGACAACCAGCTTGCAAATAACGAGGATTGATATAAGATGCAGGATTACCATTAGAAATGAAACCTGTATAAACAAACAAGTTACCATCCTGATAAGGAGCATCAGCGAAACGCAACTGACTCTTGTCATCAAGTTCTACTGTAGCACCAGGTCCAAACCAGCTATCTTCTAACCACAGTGTGATAGGAGTATTACCGAGACCAGGAGTAGAATCTTCAGAAATAGTAGCTCCATTCCATTTTGCATCACGAATTGTAACAGCTCTATCCTGATCAATCATTACACCCCATTCAAATGACGGTTTGTCGATAGTCATTACGTTACCAAGACCTCCTGTCAACATATCCAGAGAAGTACTGTAACCATTATCTTTAGTACCAAATACGTATGACAGGATAGTAGATACCTCGTAAGGTCTTTGCTGAGAAGCGAGACTGATTTTATTAGTATCAATCAAATCGCTAAACCATTTTCCTTTATAAAGGACCAACGAGTTCAAAATATTGTTATCCATAAAATACTAGTAATTTAATTTTATTTGTTATTAATTTATTATGATATACGCAGTTTTCGTGCAATATTTGACCAAATAGGCTCATCATCATTACTCTTCGATATTTGTTTAGATCGAGTATTTACAGATGTTGTTTTTAAACTATTTTTAAACTTATCAATAGCTGAGTTACTTCCAGCTTTTTTTGCAGCTTCTAATAGTTTATCTGCATTCATAGTAAAGTATGCTGATTCTATTAAGTTCTTTACACCACCTTTAGCATAGTCCTTTTGGTACTTAGTTTTACCGTCGGTGTCTGGCTTAAGTATATAATCTATTAATACTTTTTTGTCTTTTTCAGGGACCGTAATACCACGTATATTTTTTAAGCCTTTTATTTCAGAGACAACGCTATTATAGAATTTCTGTTGGTTAGCAACCATTTGCTCATATTGTTTTTTCTGTTCCAATAATAGCTGTTCTTTTTTATCTTCCTTTATCTCCTTAAGGCTTTCTAATGCATCTTGAGCCTCATCTTCAAGTAAACCAGCTTCTTCATACTTAGATATTTTCTTTTCTATTTGTTTAGCGCTAATACCTTTTTCTTTTAAGAACTGTTTTACTACTAACTTTTGATTAGACTCGTCTTCCATATCAATATCATCTAGATCCAACTCTGCATCTATTTGTAAATATTGTTTAAGATCTCCACCTTGTTTTACGAAATTGTCAAGTGCTTCTACTTCCTCACTAGCGTAAGTAGGCTTACTTTCTTCTTCTATAATATCTTGAAAATATTTAATAAGGCTGTCTACATCCTTAGGCTTACTGTCTTCATCCTCTTCATCAATATCCCAACCTAGTTTCTCAGCGATAGCATCAAAGAAGTTACTTACTACATTACTATTTACTTCAGTAGATTCATTATCGATGTCATCGTTTGATTCATCTTCATCATCTACTTTATCTATAGTTTTGGTATTCTTTTTAGAATCATTAGACTTCTATTTCGTATCTGACTTATCATCTATTACATCAGGATCGGTAATATCATCTTTAGGATCTTCCACCTTGTCATCTTTCTTATCCTTTTGCTTTTTTATACCATCTGCAATAGGGTCAAATTGATTCTTTTTGATATTGTCTAATTCATCTTCTTCAACAGCATCATCACCAATAATATTTTCAATATTTTTATTTACGTTAGGGATGAAGCTATCAAGTATAGCATCAAATCCACCTAAAGTAATCTTATTTTCTTTTTCCATAATTAATATATTAATTAGATTTATTTCTTCTTTTTACCTTTATTCCAATGTGCAGAGTTCTATGCAAAGATTGCTCTCTTTTTTGTTACAGGATTTTTACTATGTGTTAACTGTTCAGTAGTTTTACCTGTTTTCTTTTTAGTAGCGTTAAACTTACCTTTATTTTCTGGCTTAATCTTTATCTTATTCATAGCTTATATTTTTAGTTTATACTATAATAATATCATGCTATTACTCTGTTATCATTGATATTTGTTAATGGTATCTAATCAAACCTTTTCTTAAAGGCTCTATCATTCTTAAATAAGTTCTGTAATAATTTTATCCCTTTATATTCATCTGGAGCTGCTTGTAGATGCATAAAGAAATTAGGAACATCATCGACTTTATCTCCAGGCTTCATTATCTTATTGTCAATCAGATACTATCTAAATTGATTCATATGACTTTTAATTTCTGTAGGAGTAGTTAAATATTTATATGATTCTACAGGATTTTCTATTCCGTGTAACATATATCTAGCTTGATCATAAGGCAATATATCTTTAGCTAAATCCTACATAAATGGATTAGTATTAACAGCTCCTCTAGTAGCATCTATATCTACTTTATGACCTATTTCATGTCTAATCAATCCTGTATCTATATTGTAATCTCCAGGATTATAACCATATTTAGCTTCGTACGGATTTCCTTTAGGATTGAAATTTATAATAGGTCTTTCACTAGTAGTTGGAGGGTCTTCTTCTACAGTACCACCATCTGCATACTTCTTCCAATCCCAGTACTTCAGCTAGGGATTGCTTTCCCTAGCCTACTTATACTGTTGCATTCTCTATCTAAATGCTTCACGTTCCATAATCACTTACTCTTTTTACCGCCCTTTTTAGAGCCTTTCTTACTTCCGCATGCCATAATTATTCCTCCTCATTACTTTTAATACCTATATATTTTAACCAAGCAAAATGCTTTCTGTCACTACAATAGTTCAGATTAGTTTCATTATTATAAGCTTCCTCTTCAAAAGATATATCATGATACCTATCTCCCTATTTATCAAATAACCTAGCTACTGTTATAACTAAGTATTCAATTCCATACCAGATATAAAATGGCAACCACAACATTTCTTGCATCTACTTAAGATGAATCTTCTCGTGATTATACTCTATATCTGTTATTTTAGATTTATCTCTAGTAAACAATAACCCAAATAAGTTAATATATTTATATCCTTTAAAAGGAATTAGTTTGTTCTGAATTATCTTCATATTAACGCTCTCCTGTGACTTTATTTCTAATTGCAGTCTTAGCTTTTAGTTTCTCTCTTTCCATTGCAGCTTTATCTTTTTGAGCTTGTAATTCTTTCTGAGCCTAGATTTTATCTTTTTCAAGCTGAATTTTTTTATCTTCTATCTCTTTCTTCATCTCTGCTTCTCTACGCTTATTATTGAATTCGAACTGTTTAGAAGCTTCTTCTGATGCTTGCTTTCTTTCTTCTAAAGCTTGAGCTGCTATTTCCATAGGATCTGGTATACCGTTTTCATTTTGATCCATATTCTCAGAACCTCTGTAAGCATTTAATTGAGCAACTGTAATTTTAGTAGCATTGTCTTGATCTATCTTATATTTTTCAAGATCCATTTCAGCTTCTTTGATCATCAATTCCTCTTCTTTTATTTGATTTTGTTTTTCAACTAGTTCTTGTTG